CCTCTGTGGTCAAAAGCAGGGGCATCAGAATTGATTACAGTTGTCATTGCGGTGTTATCAAGTTTTACCCTGATAGTACCAACATAAGTGAAACCATATTCTGTTGTCGGTGTTTGAATTACTTGGTTGTTAATTGTACCGTAAGCAATCAAAACACCAGTACTATCATAGATGCCAACTTCACGTAATGTTACACCACCGAACGTTCTCGGAATGTACCCACTTACTGCAATCACTGTGGGGTCTGCAGTATCTTTAATTGGATTAGAGCAATTAACCCTAATTACTTCATTTACCAGAGATGTTCTGGTAGGGTCAACGGCAGGGAGAGACCCACTGCCGTCACCAAATGCCATACTTAAAAGAGTAACAGGCGCCATTGGAGTGGCTACTAATAATTTAGCCCTACCTACATCTGTTAAAATTGTAGCCATTTTATTTCCTGTATTATATTAGTTTCCACCATAACCTGCCGATACCAATGAAAGTCTAAAAGCCCCACCTAAGATATTCAAAGCAGCACCACTGTCTTGGCAAACTTGAACTTTTACTGGCAATCCCCCAGTGTTTACTGGGATCGTTATGGATGTATTCATATTAAATTCATTAGCAGTCACCGCTGGAATTCTTACTATAGAGCCTCTCACTACCACACCATTGAGCATTAACCTAATGAAACGAGTTCCTACATTACTACCTGCCCATGTAATACCTGCATCTATTGTGTAAATTCCAGATCGAGTTGCACTTAGTTCAGTAGATGCGACCCCAGAAGATGCCCCCATGAAGTCTGTTGTGGAAGTATATTCAAGGTCTGTCCAAACATTGTTTGGGATAGATTGTGCAGTGCTACGCTGTCTGTCTGCATATCCATTGTTTAGTCCATAGTAGTTTTTAACTATAGCTCCTTGAACATCACAGTGAATCGCTTCAATCCATTGTTCACCGTCAGTTGTACCTAATGTGGCGTCACTGAAGAAACCATACTCCATTGCTCCGTCAGCCCCATCTGCTGAACAACCCACATACTTAATAGAACGAGGATAATCAGGATAAGTACCTGTGTTAGCCACTCTAAAACCAGCTACGTTAGCAAGTGAGGTCCACACCCCGCCAAAACCAGTTTGGATAGATTTACATCCTGTATAAGTGATGTTCTGAGTTCTATCAGGCATCACTACGCTAGGTGAGCTAGACACAAAACCTGATTGACCGCAACGGTAAGCCACTACCCCAGTGAAGACTCCGTTTTGTACACTGTTAGCGCATTTAGTTCCCCAAGTATAACAGTTGGAAATTATACCTCCAGTCACTTCAAAGAACTCTGGATTTTGGTCTCCAGTAAGATCAATACCTTGGTCAACATTATCCACCATAGGGTTGCTGATGGAGAATCTCTTTGACCCACCTATAGCAATACCCCTAGAAAAACGGTTGAATGATGCTTGACCCGACCAACGGTTCAGCAAGTTCCTGATGCGTGGGTTGATAATAGTAACTCCAGTACCACCCTGTACCCATAAACCGTGAATAGAGTCATCTGTAATTGCAGCAGACACATTAGTACCTCCGGCAATATCGTGAACAAAGATACTTTTGATTACTGCATTATCACAACGAATAACAGCAATACCAGAACCAAAGTCATTACCAAATACTTCTACATCTTCAAGATTGACGTCAGGACAGTCATTCACCCAAACTCCAGCAGCATCAGTTAATGAGCCGCTAGAGCCGTCCCCGTTTCTATCTACAGTAACATCTTTAAGGTGAAATTTAGTACCAGATGCTTGGAATAATGTTCTACGGCTTACACTAGCGGGGGTTAATTGTTTTAGTTTAATACTTTCTAACCAAACCCAAGTCGGAGTTGTGATGTTTCCGCTAACTCCATACCAGATACCTTTAGTACCTGATACCATACATTGTAAACTAGCTGCCACATTTAATGTCTTTGTGATAGCTGCTGCGTTATTAATTGCATTGCTCTGCACAGCACCAGCCATCTCTACATTCAAACTCTCACCACGAATACGTACAAATACCCCTGTACCAGAACCAGTCCAGTCTAGTAGTGTAGGTAAATCAGCTTGAGTACCATCCCAAGCTAATATTGATTCTGGAGAATAGTGTGTAATCCCGTTATGTAGTGCTTTATTTGCGGTAGGATTCCATACAAATAAACCACCGCCACTTGGGGTAGAGGTAAGTGCGGCCCAACCATCGTAGAAAGATATAACTTTATACACAGTGTTAGTCTGTGCATTTGCCGCCGTAGGCAGTGCTTTCAAATGCGATACGTGTGTATCAATTAACTGGTTAACTGAGGCCGCGAGTTGTGGGCCTGATGTATTTAATGGATCACCAACCACACCAGCATATAATTTTGTAATACTCATTTCTTTCCTCTGTTATGGTTGGTACAATATGGTATCTTCTGATAATTGTCCTGTAGAGACTAAATACCCACCAACTATTAGATCTGTATAAACCGGATTGCTTTCAAACAACACTTGCTGTGTGTAGGCAGCACCGGAATAAGATTGTGCTGTATCAATTTCCATTGTATTACCGAACACTAAATCTACAGCAGCGGGTATTGTTTTACGGATAGTTGTTGCCTTGGAAACATACTCTGCTCCAAGAATCTCTAACACAACAGCAGCAGGATATTGCTCAGAATACTTAATTGTTGTTGCTCCAGTAATTTGTTTGGCGGCAGCAATAACTTCTTCTGGCGTACCCGATGAATTGTTTATGAATACTTTAGTGAGAATAGCACTTCTATACTCTTCATCAGTTCTACTCTGTCGAGCTTCTTGTACTTCTTTCCCGATAACATCTAAAGCGTAGCCATACGCTGTATCAATACCGAGGGATTCAAGTAAAGTGAAGTATTCATTCTCTACGTTCTGTATTTGTGTATGGAATACTTCAACTACTTTCTGAATGTTAGGACTATTTCTAAATTGATAGAGGAGCAAAGCTTTCGCTTGCTCCACATGATTTGTTATCTTAACTGGGTACATGATATTACCCCGCAATTACTGTGATACGACTAATATCAAATACAGCTTCATCCTTTCTACCAATAGTAGTAATGCCGCTAGACAATACAGGGGTATCAGTGGGAGTTAATGTCTTACCAGCAGTGACAGCGAGGTTACTGATACCACTTACTTTAGAATAGATAGCACCCATAATACGTTGAGGGATTACATCTTCATTCAATCCTAATGAGTCACCATAAGATTTCACTGCGTTAGCAATCTGCACAGCACCATCTGACGGGAATAATTCTTCGCTGTATAGTTGATATTCCACACGAACATGAATATACTGGTCAACAGGACGGGAGTAGAAGATTGTTTGTGTTTGGTTTTGGCTATCAACAATGTTTGTGGATGTATTACCGAAAGGTTGAATACCCGCCGGTTTAGTGTTCCATACCGTATTAGCTACAGCTAAGTCACTACCACCTTTAACGGTACATTCAATACTCTTAGCTGGTAAACCGTTTGAGTTTGTTGTGTTCGTCCAGTTTTCTTCTACTACCGCACTCACTACACCTTCAGTAGACGATAGTGCTGCGAAGATAGCATTCACTGTAGCTTTACCTTGCCCGCCAACACTACCATAGAAACGGCTACGTAGTTCAGCGTCAGTTTCTTCAGCTCTACCTGTCACCCACTTCTGATTGTTGGTTACAACAATAGATGGTAACGTGGTGACTAAGTAGTTTAATGTGTTTGCTTCATAGTCTTCTGTATTAGCAATCAGCGCTTCAGAAGCAACAGAATTTGTTACATTGAAGATAGCTAAGTTTGTTGATACAGACACAGAGAAATCTGTTTGACTTGTTAACTGAAGTCTGTTAGCATTATTACTTACTGAGATTGTAGTCAGAGATGACAATACTGTTTGAAACAGAGAAATTATTTCAGCTTCTGTTGCTGTAGCATCTGAGATAACAGAATAAACTACGCCATTGACGGACAAAGAATATGTGAAGTTATTAGCTACGGTGATGTTGATGTTCACAGCTTTCAGTGTAGCACTATTCAATGTCAGTTGAGCTAATGTCTGGACAACATTACCGGCTAAATCTTTTACTTGTGTACCTGAGTTGATGTTAGCACCTAACGTACCAGTGAACTCTAATGTACCATAAGCTTTCACAGCTTGTAAGCGAGTCATTCTTGCTCTACGAACAATACGTTCTAATGCAACACCTGTAGCTGTATCAGGATCGCCAGCACTCCATTGTGCTGCTGCTAATTCATAAAGTTCTGATACTTTCAAGCACCAGATTCTATTTAAAATACCAATGAGTGAGTCATCACTCATATCAAAATTAGGATTACCCGTTGCTGTAATGAAATCACTTTGCACTTCTGCAATAATGTCTTGATAACGCTTCAGGTCATACCCAGTTGTTGTAATTGACAATCTCTTATCCTCACAGTAATTCTATTGGCTGGATATTGAATTGGAATGTAACACCCTCGTCTGTGGTTGCTACAAAAGAAGCTGTATATACACCAGTGCTATCCAGAATAGATTCATAAGCATCAAGTGTCAGGACACCAACAGTGTCTGTGATTTCATCAATGAATATTGTATCAACTACTTCTTTCTGCGTCTTACCCAGAACAGTCCCAAAGTAATCAATACCGAGCGTTGTATCTTTGAAGTATTCACCACGATAACGTAATAAGCGAATCTTAATCTTCTGAGCTACAGACATGGAGTTGTCAGTCGTCAATACAAAATCATTCCAGTCTATATCGTGTGCTGATGTTAATTTAATGTCTGCCATTATAGACCCTTAGATGATGGGCCACTGCCCTGCTGAGCTACCGCCAGTAACATTTGCTTTGGCGTTATCTTTGATGTGATTAACAATAGCGGAGGCTAAAGCGTCAATAACGGAATCATTTGTGATTTCTCCATTATCAACATCAATAGCATTTACTGCGGATTTGATTGCAGCAGCAAGAGATGAAGCACTCATTGCCATTCTAAGTCTCCTAATATATTAAAGCCATTGGCTTATTTTGTCAACAGCTATTTTTTAAATGTGTCAAGCTTGGCCTTCAGTTGCATTATCTGTGCTTTACTGTTTAAAGGTGTAGGGCCGAATATAGTGTTGACTGTGGTGTTAGCTATTGTGTCAACAATGTCACTGAGTAAAGCAACCAGTTCTTCTTGGTCATTGTACACAGAATATTTAGACTTACTATGTATCTCTACATTACCATCTTCTTTCAGTACCAGCTTATTGTCTTTAAACTTAAGAACAACATCTTTCTTGTCTGGTTGTAAATGACTATTCTTTGTGTACAATCCAACAATAGCAACAGCATCACTCATGTCGTGCATACGTTGCGTTGGTTCAGTAACAGAGCCACCATCACCTTCCAACCATTCTTCAATGTTACGCATTGAGAACTCAATCCAAACTGTATCACCAATCTGAATTGGAAATGATAATAACCCTCCACCAGCAGAAGGGTTAATCACGGGAACATTGAATATCTCAGGACATTCACTCACTTGTCCATCAGAATGCTGCATGTCAATTGTAGGACGAACAGAAATAATATTTTTACTTTCGTATTCAGAATTGTCAGTTACAATAGCTGGAAGTCCAGTGAAGATTTGTGACTGCAATGATTCCAAATGACTTTTCATAAAAGCTTTTAAGCTCATGCTATCTCCAATACTACTTCACTATCCCAACCACCGCCATCTAAATAAGATAGTCGTGTATCAACTGAAATTACTTTATATAAACCTTTGTATTGACCTTGTGTGATTCTGATAAGCTGACCTATCTTAATACGATGGTCTAAGAATGTTACCAACTTGAATCGTGCAGGAGTTTCAACTGAAGGAACCTCTTGCTTTGATTCTTGTTCTGGTTCCATTGACTTCATCAGGTCAGCATTAATATCATACTGCACAGTGAACTTATTGAATGTACGAGGATGAATGTATAGCTCGTTTAGTGTGATGTACCAATTGTACGCAAATTGCTCACATACTTTGTCCAACAACTGAGAAGATAATCCTTGGAAACTATAACCACCTTTAGCTACAGTTTCTTCAGGGGACGGTAACGAATCTAAGTTCTTAGCTTTTGTTTCCAGAAAGCCAGTGGCAATCCCTTGCTCTTTCATTGCGCCAGCAATATCCGTAAGTATTTGAGAATACTTTGTATTTGGAGGCCAAGCAAAAGATACTCTCGAAGTCTTTAATTGCACGTTACTATCTACACACTGTATCTCAGTGACAATATCCGTACCTTGTTTTCTACTGAAAGCTCTTTGAGATGTTCCAGTGAATACGATACCAACATCTTCACCGTACCCAGCTTCAAGGATTACGTAAGCATTCTTTCTTTCAAGTTTAGCTCTTGTTTCTTTTGAAGCGTTGTATACTCTGATAACTGATGTAGATACGTCACCTTCTTTAGCTGCACTATTAATCTCAGCAGTCATGTGTAAGTTGGTGATCATTACGCTATCACCACCGGATGTTGTCTTCGTCTGATTGGCAGTGTCTGTAGAAACGCCTACAAGGTTCCCTGTTGCATTATCTTGTTGTAAGAATACGGTAGGGTGGTATGTCTGCTGTAAAGCGCTCAGAGGGCTTCCTGAAGCGTTTGGTGAGGCTTTCCATGCTGTAGAATAGCCTTGTTTAATATTCGCTGGTGCAGACCCACCCGTATACGTAACTTTTTGTTCAATTACACTCAATCGGTAACTGCGGTCAAACACCAGTGACATTAGAACACTCCTGCTTCTTCTGCGTTAGTGAGATAAACAAACTCATACTTCAAACCCTGTCCAAAGTTATTACGTCCAAGGTCTTCAATACTATCTGTATTATTCACAATATAGATATTACCACCCAGAGGGTTATTAGATAGCTTACTTGTAGCACATACACCAAAACAAAGTTTAACACCATCCATTAACGTATTCTTGTTCACATCAAGTAAACTAAAATACCAAGAGGATTCTCTTGTGTTCCATTTCATTACGGAGTAGAGGATTTGATTGTTCAAGCTGATACGTGTTTCAGAATAAGCGTCTGTTGGAACAAATATAGATAAAGCCATTAACCTGCTCCTGTGATACCATCAGGTAATCTCGCACCACCCAACCACTTATTAATTTGTTCTTCAGGTAATACCGCATCCGCACCGGCCCGAAATAAACTTTCAGGTTTAGTATTAGACTTACTACCGCTGTCTTTCTTTCCAGCAAGTGCATCAGCTTTAGCTTTTTCTGCGTTTACTGTATCATCAGAAGATTCCCCAGCTACTTCAACTAAAGAAGCTTTAGCTTTGTCTACGATACGTACTTGTTCAATTGACATATTAATACGCCAACTCCCAAGCCCTTCAACAACACCTTTCTGTCCACTGAAGTCTGTAAACAAACAGTTCTTGTATGGAGATAAACGGTTGTCTAAGAACACCGTAAATAGTTCACGAGATTTACGTAAAGTATCTAAACCTTGAATGTAATCTTTGATACCTTTCTGTGGAGAGTTCTTAGTGAGATTGACAACTTCAGTGATCACACCAGATAATGTAAACGTAGAATTTTCAACAACAGAATGATCTGTAATAGAAGCCCCCGATTCAACGGGGAACTTCGTATTAGTATTTCTATGTTGAAACCCTACATCAGTGGTGGCTGTCAATTCAAAGACATCACCAGCTTTTGTTTTGATGTAGAATACAGCCATTACCTTACTCCAACAGATTGCATGCCAGTCATACGCTCTAATTCCTTCTTCACACTTTCACCAGCTTTTTCTGGGTCAGGTGAATTGATTGTGATACTGATATTACCACCAACAGTATTTTGTGAATACCAAGATGTAAAGTCTTTCAATCCAGCCATAGTATAATCGAAGGATGTTTTAGCAAAACCTTCCAGTGCCGAAAGTATTACTGAACCGTGTTCTGTCTGAGAAGCAACGGGCATATTCTTAGCGATGTCTTGCCCAAATTGAGCTAATGGCCCTACTGTGAAATCACCGCCAACAAGTTTAGCGTCTTCAGCACTACCCATACCCATCATCATTCGTCGTTGGGCGTGTACTTTCTTACTCTTTTCTTCAGACCAACCCTTATCATCAAACAAACCAACTACATCATCATCAAAGTATGCTCTGATTTCATCAAGTACACCTACGATTGTAGTCAGAATAACGAGAGGTGTTTTGAAAGCAGCAGCCATCACTAAACCTAAATTCTTCATATTAGTAATCAGAATAGGCATAGCCACTATTAAAGCCGCCAGAGGGTTATCAACAAACCATCCTATTGCCTGACCTACCGTTTCTACAGAACGTAAGAAAGAAGCAAACCATTGTGTAGCACCTCTCACTACAACTGACAGTACATCAAACACTTTCTTGTATATTCTGCCAAGACGCTGTAGTGTATCTTCATTATTGTTAACCAGATCAGTTATTGTTTTGAAGAAGTTTTTCAGACCTTCAGTAAAACCACCTTTATCTAAGTTCTCAGCAGCAGTTACAGAGAAAGCTGCTTTCATTCTGTTCTCTACAATACCAAGCTTATCAAGAGATTTAGTATAAGCGTCATTGACGTTTACCAACTTCTCCATTTGTAATACGAACGGAAGAATATATTCGGCACCAAGTTGTCCTTGCTCCATCATTTTAAACAACTCTTTAGCTGTTTTACCTGTGGATTTTTCTAAGGCTCTCATTGCTATTGGTAATCTGTCGCCTAGCTGTTCTTTACATTATGTTCAGGAAGGGTCGTTAACCCTTCCCCGCTTTATTCAAGCTGCTTACAGTCTCCTGTAAGATCAGACCATATCTTCACCTTCAACTTAATGTTAAGGGTTCCCCATTTCGACTCACTTGAGTCTACGTCTTTCGACTGGCCGTTGAACGTTCAGAAAAATTCATCAGAAATGTTTTTATAACGAATCTTATATCTAATTCGTTTTATCTCTATCGTACTGAGCTTGTCATTGCTACTGAGTTTCGCAATTTCTTTATCACCCAATCCGTCTAAAATTCTATAACAAACCCACTTGACAGTATTCACAGAGAAGTCATTGGGATAGTTATGTTCTATTTTGTAAAGCTGCCTTATGTGGAAGTAACAGTCGCCGGCACGTATCAATCTTATAACACCTTTGGATGTGTTAACTTCCTTAGCTATATCACAGATTCTGTGTCCGTTGACAAGCATTTGACAAACTTTATGTACAGCGTCTTCAGTTAGACTCGCATTGTATAAGTCTGAGCCTTTACCTTTAAGTCCTGTAGAAACTGCGTGTCGTTGATTTTGACTGGCTGTTACCCACTCAAGGTTTTCAACGTTATTGTTTAAAGAGTTACCGTCTTTGTGGTTGACTTGCAGCTTTTTGTCTGGACAACCTTGCCATGCTTCAAGAACTAATCTGTGTACTTTTCTATTGTACACGACACCTTCTACGGACAATCTCACATAACAACTAGGATAATTATTTATCACCTTAATTGATTGTGCGATCTCTTTGTTTCTTTTTATATTAAAAACTTTACCACAAGCACTTACTGCATAATTTGGGTAATCTTTCAATACTATAACTTTTATCTTATTTACAAACATTTCTGCTCCTACTGATTTTCAGAGAATTTTCTGCTTCGCTGCGGATTGTCTCTATTGTTGACGTTTTTACCATCACAAACACATTACTGTTTGCTTTGTATATTATACACGGTAGTCAACACCTGTCAAGATTTCCCCGCAATTAAAGGAATATATTTTTCTGCACATTTCTATGCAGCGAACCTAATTTTAAGTTCCTGAGCCATTACTTGTTGTTTAGAGAACATTTGTGCTACAGCTTTTACTGTACCAGCCATATCATCTTGTGACAACTGAAGAATAATACCAGACTTAGTTAATGATTCAAATGCTTGCTTAGTTTGGTCAAGAGAATATTTATCTTGCATTGCAGCACGAAGTTTAACAAAGTCTTTAGTCGTATCTTTTAACGACAAACCATTTTGTACAATAACATCTTTCAGATAACCTACTGTAGCGGCAGCTTGCTCAGAATTATCTGACACAGCTAATACAGAAGCATTCATTGAATCTAATGCTTTAATCTGTTCTTTGAAATACGTAGTACCTGCAAACAAAGCATACAAACTAGCATACTCTCGCACCATATTGCGTGTAGAGTCCTGTAAGCTACTCATTGCAGCAGCAGCACCCATACTATGCCTACGCTGTTTCTCAAGCTCGTGGTTCATCCTAGACAGTTCTTTCGTCACTGTTCTAAGCTGATCTATATTACCTGATGCAATAGCTGCATCAATCTTAGCACCACCAAGAGGACGATAGCGTTCTACATCTCTTGCTGCGCGAACAAATGCGTCAGCACCTTTCTGTGTGGTTTGTTTCTGAGCGCCTTGTACTAACATCGACTGTTGTTGAGAAGTGTAGTTCTGAAAACCACCACCCTTCTTGATAGCGTTGAATGTGTTGTTAGTAGCAGAACCTGTTGGTGCTGTCAGCAATGTAGCTACACGAGCATTAGATTCTTTCAAATCTCTATTCAGTTTAATTACAGTAGCACGAATGGATTTAATCTTTTCTAATGAACCACCACGAGCAGCTTGTCTTGCTGACAATAGAGCTTGTAATGCGTGTTGTCTTCCTTCGGGTCCACTAGACTTCAGATCACGGAAAGCTTGTAGGTTAGTGAGAGTACCTAGTGACCTGCGTTTACGTAATCGTTCGTTTGCAATACCTAAAGCCGACTGGTCAGATTGCATCTTACGATAGTAATTGCCCATAGCTTTAAGCTGAGGGTTCTGTTCATTATTCAATAATCCACGAACAGCTTGTTGTCTCTTTGCTGATTCTATAAAAGATTGTGATGGATTCTGTGCTGGTTTGGCTTTATTGTTTAAACGATACAACGCTTCTTGTCGTTCAATCGCTTTCTTCTGTGTCTTCTGTAAAGCTTTTTCAACAAGATTGAAGTCTCTAGCTTTTTGTTTAGCTAGTTTTTCTTGCAGTTTAATTTGAGCTTTGACATGACTATCCTGTAACGCAATAGATTGTTTTACAGTTTTCTTTTCAATGTCTTCTTTTTTCTTAGCTGTTGTTTCAGCAACTTTTACAGCGTTATCGGATATTTGCTTCTCAGCTTTTAATCCGTTTTTAACACGTTTAGCATCTACTCCAACAGCCAACTTTTCTAACGATTTGTGTAAATCTTGAATTTGAGATTTGACTTTTGATGTATCAAATCCCAAGCTGACAATAAAATCTTCAATTGGGCTGGACATTATTTCTCCCGCAGTTTAGCATCCTTTCGATATGCTTCTTCTTTTGTATATTTGATTGTCAGATATTCTCGTAGTTTCAAGCATTCAATATATGTGTACACGTTCATTAATTCCCATGCACTCACTTTGAATTCAGTCATTTCAGATATTTGATAAAAGAACCAATCTTCATCATCAAGAAGGGTGCCTTTCTTTATCGCAGCCAATACTTGATTTAAGTAGGGCTGGTCATGCTCTGAAACTTCTCTTGAAAACGAGAAATTAAACCCTTTCCCTTGAAAAGACTCCCGAAGTTCTGTTCAATAGCAAAGGCTACTAATTCAATCAACACTTCATATTGGCCCATGATAATATCAGCCAACTTAACTTGAACACCATCTTTAACTAAATAAGCTAACAGACGATTGAAGATCATATCTTCTAAATTGATTTGGTCTAATTGTTGTAACAGTAAAAGTGCCATCTCACGGAATGTTTTAGGTGCTCCATGAAACACATCATCATGTCGTGAAGCATCGAATGATTCACCCACTAACGGTAACAACACTTTAGATAATTCTACTGAGGTTTTGAAACCACTCATACCATCTAAGAGTTTAATTTGATATTGACTTCCGTCAATCTCTGTCATACGAAAATTATTTGCTGGCATTTGCATTTGAAAGTTCTCCTTTGTTCATTACGAGAATACTGATGTAATCTGTTTCCCAACAGACTTCACCGCTTCACCTACTTTACGGAATAGGATTTGCTCATTCGTCAATAATGAATCATCTAGTTTAATGTTCTGGTTAGGCTGCATGTCAATACAGTACACCGACCATGTTGTAGCACCAGCCATATTCGTATAGGATTGGTCTGGATGCTTCTGAATGAATGATGATGTTGACTTCCAACTCACCATTAAGTTATAATCTGTAAACACTAATTGAGGAAGCTCAATAGGTTTTCTAGGGTCTTGCATATTACGCTGAATATCTAACAACCACTTATTGTTCTGACTCATCTGAAGTAGAGTGAATGTTACAATAGCGTCTTTGTTTGTTTGTCTCTGTAATGCCGTGTTACCATCGATACCCTTTACTACGCCGATATTCTCAGCAGCGTAGGAAATGTTAACCATCTGGTCAGGAGCAAATTCAGTGATAGGTTGACTTCCTAATACTAAAGAAACTAACCTTGGGTTGTATACGGCAACCGACCTATCTTTGAATAGTGACCAACCACTACCGTTAAAGTTCAACACAATCACCTCTTAAAGTAAAAAGCCCCGACAAAGCGGGGCTAATCATTACTAGCCTACACCAAGAAGTTCGGCTGCGGCTGCGACTTGGGACGCAATGCCGAGGGCTTGAGTGATTTCACTGTTAGAAGAAACAGGAATCATGTTAGAGACAAAGAATTGCCAGCTTTTCGCGTTCTGACCATCCGATAATGTTACCGGAGCAGCAGTTTTTAGGTGTGCGTCACGGCATTCATACAGGGTTGAACCAGATGGGTCTACAATGGTCATGTTCTCACGAACAATATCGTCAGCACGTTGCTGTGCAGCATAGATGTTTGATAAGTATAAGTTACACTCAGCATTCTGTAACAGAGTGATTGTTACCATTGCTGTGTAGTTGGCAATCTTTGTAAGTGCCACATCGCCGGCAGCGCCCACAACCTCGTCAGTTAAGTCGGAGTTAGGGGTGATAGTAACGAATTCACCATCTGCGTAACCCGTGATCATAACCCCACCCCAAGAGATGCGCACACTTTGAGGTGAGTAAGTTTTAATATAAGCCATTGTTTACTCCAATTAAGCGTTAAAAGAAATTGCCAGTGTACCGGTGATGTCAATCAATTCGATTGAACCAGACAACTCAGCTTTGAAGTAACCTTCGTCCAACAGACCTAAACCTTTCTTCGCAGCGGATACGTCACGCTCATCAGGTAAAGTGATTAAGTAGTTGTCATTGATGAAGCTACGGCGAACAAACAGATCCAGAGTTTTAGCAATGGTAGAACGAACAGCGTTGATACCGTTGTTGTTGTATGGCAGCTTACCGCCTTTCTGAGACAGTAACAGAGCAGTCAGGTTAGCTTTCATTTCATTCTCTAAAGCATCACGACCACGGATGTTGTCAATGCGCTCACCACCAGCAACCAGACCACCACGAGTAGCATTCTGACCACCTTCTAAACGAATGAATGTAGCATTACGAGCAGACAAATTATTCTGTTGTGTTTGTGTCAGGACATTACCGTCTACATTCTGAGAAGCAGCCAGAGCAACTACGTTGTTAGTCCAAATTACTGAACCAGCATCAAACGGAGCATTGTGACCTACGTAGTTTAATTCCACGAAGTCTTCATCAGCACGTTGATGATACAAACCGAATGTACGGAAGTAACCAGCATCTGACAGCTTACCTAAGATGTCACCTGATACAGCAGCACCTTTAACGTAAGTACCGTAGTTAGTAGCACCTTCAACAGCAACAGCATACAGTTTACTACGGGCTTCTACATCAGCAGCCATAGCTAATACCCATGCTTCTGAATGGTCTTCTGATGCAATGAAGTAGCAATCTGAGTCAGCGTCTAATACACGTTGCAGAGCTTGTGGAGCAGTAGCTGTAGAGGTATAAGAATCTGTTACGTTCAGTAGAGCAGTTACAGCAAACTTGTTAGTACCTGTAGGAGCGATTGTAACAACGCCAGTAGCTGCTGTAGCGGCAACTAATGCACCTACAGTAGATGCTTCAACAGCAGCAGCAATAGCTGTAGCGATTGTAGTAGTTGTATCTGAACCAGTAGCTGTAACAGAGATATTAGCCGATACAGCACCTGAAGCGATTGTGAAGCTATAAATCTTACCAGTAGCAACAGCGGAAGGAGTCAGCTTTAAATCAGCTTCAATCTGACCAACTTTAAACGCTTTACCAACTGGGGTGTTAGCGAAGAATTGAGTAGCAGCTTTGTATACACTGTGAGTAGTAGGGAATACTTGACCAACAGATAAAAGATTAGAATAAGCGGTAACTACTTCCTGAGTGAAGCGGTGTTTCGCTAAGAATACCGGAGTACCATAACCCTGACGGCTAACAGTAACACCTTGTAAAGAGATGGTGACATTTGCAATGTCGGTAATAGCACCAGCCATTATTAAACCTCGTTAGTGTTTATGTTTATTAAAATAGGATCAGGGTCAATGAAATGATCATGTAGTTCCCCGTTGAGAATGATTTGTACGATATTACCTTCAGAATCAATTTCAAGAACATCTCTGAATGTAATGTCAATAACTATTGTGGATAAATCAACCCACTCTGTTTGACGCTGTATCATCCCTCGCTTAACATCATTAGAAATCTTAAACAATCTTCCTCCTGTGAGGTCAGATACTTTGTTTCTGAAGAATGATGTTGTAAGGGCTTTATGAAGACTTAACGCTATACTGTGAACATCGTCTGTCTGTCTTCCGACAAAATCTATTACGAACTTGACAATGTAATCAGTCTCGTATAATCTGTTACCATTATCTGCATACTTCTCATTGACTAGCTCAGCACCACCCCAGAAGGAAGCATTGAGGAAATCAACTAAGCAGTAAGGGTAAGGTAAATCAACGGCTGGTTGATTTGTAGATGCTCTGTCTGTAGAACGTTTCTTTATTACTGCTGGAACTAATTGTCCAACATTAGAAGATGATTTGATTTGAGCTAATCGTGTACCAACAACTTGTTTTACTAAGTTGATAATACCATTTTGTTGTGTGTTGATATTAAGACTGTTTGTATAACTCATAGCTTAGTCTTCCTTACCAACAAGAATTCTCTGTGTCGAATACGTGGAAGTTGCACTGACCAATTACGCTCTTGAATTACTTTGTATCGCCAACCGTCTAGCTCTACTTCATCACCAGTAACACCAGTCTTTTCGTTATCCGGTTTTAGCTCTGATTTAGTGAAGAATACTAATACATCTTCAATCTTAACACCTTCAGGTAATACTTTAGCTACTTCACCTTTCTGTACGTTAGGTACTGGTTGCCAATTACCGGTAACGGTGAATGTTTGTTTCTGTGTCACTACAACGTTACCATTGTCATCAAGAGCTTGTTCACCATAACGTGTAACTTTAACAGAGCTTGTATTAAGTAGTCTCATAGTGTATGCACCGTCCCTCTCCAACTAACTTTCCAAGCGAAGTTATCAGCTAACTCAGATGTATCAATCAATGGTGTTTCATTAGTAGTTACCCAGAGGACATCTGGATTACCGAAGATTTCATTAGCGGAATGAACAGCCCACATACCGAACTTGTCAGCTAGGTGGTCATTAGTGAAATTAGGATTCTTCACATAATCACACAACCAACCTTTTAATAATTTCTTGAAGCTTCCTGCTTCCATTTGACCTACAATTGTATCTGAGTAGTTATATGATTTCTCAGAGCCGAGTACAGGTCTGACATACACACCAACACCATGTTCGTGTATACGCATCAATTCTGTGTAATGTAATTTAGATGAAGTGTGTATTCCCTGTGACTGGAAATAACCTACTTCAATCTTCTGTCTGTTCAGTTTCTGGAGTTTTGCTACCAGCTTTGCGAGGTTTCCGTTTCTCTTGAACGTTACTTTGCTCGTCATCGGTACTCCATTCTTTAACTTCACCAGTAGTGTTATCCACCACTTTAATAATAGCCATTACTTAATCTCCACCAGACCTCTGCGAGATTGCATAATGTCTGTCCAATCTTGTTGGTCATAGCCTGTGAATACATCTTGGTCTTCAATGACACGATTACGCTCACTGAGAGACACGCCACCGATATAAATACCAGCACTGTATCGTGATGTATTAGCTTTAACGAAGTCGTCTAGTAATTGCTTGTAGCGCTCATACAGACGTTTGTATTCGATTTCCACTTCACCAACTTTCTCTCTGTCAGCAAGTGTACTAAAATGTGCCTTGATTGCTTCCATACAAAGAATGGATGCTTTAACCACATCATTATTGTATTTAACCAAAGCAGAAGAAATTGCATTGTCGGTGATATGTTCACCTGAAGGGTCGCCTATGTTAACCCTGACTTGAGCTAACTCACAGTTAAAGTCTAAATCAATTGCCATCTAATATTGTTCCTGTGAGAAAGAAGGGAGGGACAAGCCCTCCCGCCCCAATTAAGACTTGGTAGCCTTGATGATTGTCAATGGAGACAACAGGTAATCACCAAAGTTACTTTCGTACATGATGTGAGTACCAGTGTGTTCATTGTCTGAACGCCATGCGTATTCTGGCAGAGCTACAGTGTTAACGTAAGACATAGTTTCCGCTGGAGCATAGCGACGAGCAAACATACCTTCAACACCGGCTGGCATGATGTATGCTTCGTTAGTGTTAATCAGGTCAACACCACCAATCTTAGCATCGTACTGGATGTAAACGATGTCATCAGCGCCAACGTACATGCGATACTGTTTAGAGAAGTTAGCCAGACGTTTCAGCAGTGGGTCTTGACCCCACATGTCGGTACGGTCCACACGAGCTTGTTCTTCTTTCGGGTGATGGATACGATCTTTGAAGAAGTTACGACCACACAGGGCAACATAACCGGAAACGGTTTGACCATCTAACAGGTTTTCGTTGATTAATGCACGAGCATCTTCACCAACTTCTGCTGGATATTTAGTAGCGTCAGACAGTTGGAAGTTAACTGTTGGGCGAGCAGCAGCAGAAGTACCTGCGTATTCAGTATAGAAGTCAGTTACTGGAGCTGAACCGTTAGGGACGTATGAAGTACCAGTGGTGATCAGGTGAGCTAAACACTTCTCTTGTAACAGGGCGAATGAACGGCGAATGTCACGAATGTCATTTGCTACCAGACGATCCATTGAGTCCAGAGTGTCTTTAGTACCCGGCACTCGGCTACGCAGAGCGTCTTGTGGACGAATGTGTGTTTGAATACCGAATGAAGGGATTTTGAATAAGTGAGTTTTTGAACTCTCACGAGCATCAAAGTTATCACCACGGTCAGAGTAAGACTTGTCACTTGGTAAAGCAACACGCATTACTTTGTCGTCATGTTCCCAAGTAGAGGTATTCATATACTCTACATCCAGAGGGATTAACTCAGTCAGCAGAGAAGGGATGTTAGGGCTGTTCTCTAACAGAGTGCTTGAGAAGTCATGCAGACTGTTCAAGTTACCCAGATCACGAGTTACAGATTTTTGAATTTGGAAACGACCGAATTGAGCCATTATTTAGAATCCTTATTGAGAAATAATAACGGCTATTAGACGCCGTAGAAAGTAGAAGTAACAGCGCCCAGTACAGACTTGACAGCGATGTTTTGTTTTTCGAGTTGTGCAATCAGAGAGTTCTGTTTAGCTGCGTTTAAGCCAGCATCAAAACGTAAGCCTGATTTCTTAACAGAAGCAGCACCACGGAACAGCAGAACCACTTTGTCACCAGCAGTAGTAACAGATACGTCACCACGAACATCACCCAGAGCATCGAAGCCAACTACGACACCAAATTTAGCGCCGTTAGCTACAGCACCATCGTTCGCTGGAACGTTGACTGCATCACCAGTGAAATCACCAGCAACAGGTTGACGGTAAGCTACCAGAGTGTTGTCCCAAATAACAACTTGACCTACACGGTAGGTTTTGGTAGAAGCTTCATCAACGTTTACGTTATGTTGGTAGTTGAAGTTTTCAACCAATGGGAAGATGTCCTGCATCAGAACATCTGACAGAACTGGACTAGAAGTTGCAATAACAGCCATTATTGTTTATCCTTTATAATTAGTAAGGTTTGTTTAATTCTGCTGCGAATGCAGCTTTCTTAACTTGTTCTGGAGACACTTCATCACCAGATGTGGTTTCTTCGAACAGGTCAGATTTTTCTACCAGTTCTTTTTTAGCTTGCAGAGATTTAATCACTACTTCAGCCGCTTCTGGGCTGGTGGCTTTCATTACGAATAATGATTTAGCAACAGTAGTTAATTCTTCAGCAGATACTAAGTCTTTCAGAGTTTCTTGGAATGCTTCAAATTCAGCAGCTTCTTTTTCTTCTTTAGCTTTCTGTACTTGATTACGCAGTTCAACTACTTCCACTTCCAGAGCAGATTTCTCAACTTTGAGTTGAGTAGCTTCTGCTACGGCAGCTTCGTGAGCTTGCTCGACTTGTTCTAATTGCTCGTAGCGAGCTTTTTCTACTTGGATTTTCAAGGGGTCTTCCTCGTTTTGTTGTTGTAAAGATTTCTCGATTTGAGACTGGATAGTAGTGATAGCAATAAAGTCTTCATCACTAATTGTTTGGTTTGGGTTTTCGCTGAGAGACTTCATAATAGTGAACTGAGCTACACGCTCTGTAATCCACTTCTCATGTTCTTTCTCCCAATCGTATTCACCATCAGAAGATTCACGTTCAGCTTTGTTTGCTTCAAACTCTGTTTCAAAACCTAACAGCTTTGTAAGGGTTTCCGCGTCAGAACTCCACATATCAAAGAACTTACGTAAGAATTCTTCCATTGACATTGTTACAGTAATCTGTTCTAATGCTTTCTGTACTTTCACTACGTCAGTTGGTTGGATACCAACATTGGTCCCTTTTGTACAAATTAGTTTGTACCCATTCGCGGCATTTCCTTGGTCTTTAGACACAAGGGCTACATGAGCACCATGTGTATCGAAGTCAAAGTTGAAAAGCTTACGCTTTGCTTTCTGTTTGCTAATTGTCATTTAATTTCCTGCCCGTAAGCTTCACAATAAACGCTCAAGCCTGTGAACGTACCATCCTTCACTTTAGGCCAAATTACATCTTCAGCTAATTCATCTGGTTCAGGGAAGTACCATTCTTGCAACCAAGTGTTCTTGCGAATAGTCACTTGCTCACCTTCTGGATTCTCGATAATAAATTCAACTGGAGAAGTATAAGACTGCTCGATAATGGCTAAGTCAGAATCAAGCATTACGCTGTGCATCAGATTAGCTTTCATGCAGTGAACGTTGAATGAGCGACAAGCTTCGATAACGTCTTGGTCAAAGTAAACATCACCATGTAAGTCTTCTGTTTCTGCCTCAGACTCTTGTGGAGCTAATACAACGAACAATGCTCGACGTTCTTCAACGTCCACAGACTTACGTACCTGAACACCTTCTGGTGTAGTGACATCGCTCTCAATAACTTGCTTATGGTTTTCACTATCACCGATAGCCATGTCCAACAAGTCAGTAAACATTTTGATTAGTTTTTCTTTGTTCATGCAGAATTTGCCATATTTCTTGTAGAGTTAGGATTCTTCAACTGACTTGTACCTGTACCACTAGAACCACCACTCTCACCAACACGGGCTGTGTCAGGGGTGAGCTTAGCTAACAGTTCTTCTTCAGTGAGCTTCTCGATCTCTGTTGTATCGAACCCAGTCATCTTGTGTGCTTGAATAATGATTGACTTATCTTTAACCATCATACCAACACCAGCCATCAACTGAACCACTTTAGCATTGTTCTCTGGGTCAGCTTCATCCAGCTCACCAAACGTCATCACTGGCATATCATCTTCTTCAAGTTTCAGTTCATTAATGTCTGCAAGAGACTTAACAAACTCACGCTCAAATACTGTTTTAATATACATCAGCATACGTTCCATGTAGAAAGCATGGACACTGCGAGAACTATCTGATAGACTGTGTGAACCTGTATCACCTTGACCAACCAGAAGGAAGGAAGCACCTAATACGTTAAGAATATCTTTCTTACGAGCTTCGATTAGTTCAGAGGTTTTATAGGCTTTACTGCCACCATCGACACCCTTCAGTTCAACATCGTAAACGTATTTACCGTTACCTGTTTCACCATGTGTATCTGATCCTAAGAGGATATATGTTTGATCGCCAGCATGAATAGCAGCAGCATTCTTTTGTAATGCTCTGAGTGTTTTTGCTTCTAAGCTCTGATCATCTTCAGCAGCTTTATTGATGTGGTCATTCGGGACACGTAATACAAGGACACCCATTTGTTCAAAGTGAGTCGTTAATTCACTCCAGCGACATTATTCGCTTCTCTATGTTTCCATAAAGTTCAGACTATATCTTCATCCTATAAGGATGCTTCCCATTTCGAGCTACTTAGCCCTACGGCTTACGCCTAGTCGTTACACGTTCTCATTACTGAGCTTCGCTCGGTATTGTCTCCAACATTACTTGGTAAGAGTTTCACCGAATTAGAAAAGTTATTCAATGTGCATTACTACACAAGGGGGCAGTTCTACCCAAGTCCTTGCTCACCCCAACAACCTCATAGCTTGTAATCATTTCAAGCTCTTTCCAAGATTTAAAGCAGTCGTATAGATCTGATTTACCTTGAGGGTTGTTACCTGTACTGTTCCAACTAAACAACATAAACTTTTCTCTACGAACAAATTTATCTGTTAAGTTTTGTACAGTGAAAGGGTTGATATTACTTTGTCCAATAACTGTAGCTGGCATCCATTGATGTAAACCAACTAAGTCTCGCTTCAATACAGCATCATCAAACACCCACTCACGAACACTCTTTTGAGCGCGAGGAGCAAGCTTTGCGTATTTGTATTTATATTTACCAGACCACTTAATACTATCATTCTTTGCAAAGACTTTCTCAAGCCAAGCGAATCCATATTTACGGAATGTGATAATATTTGTGATGGCATCGTACCAACTGTTACCGACGAAGTTCTTGATGTTCCAGTTGAGGAAGGCAGCAAAATCTTTTGACTCTTGACTTCCTGATACACCTGCGATAAACTTTGTAGCAAGTAGGGACTTCGTAAGGAATACTTCACCAGCGGTTAAGCCTTGGCTAACAGCAGAGGTAGAAGCCATCTTATCGTATGTGGTGAGGCTATGAGGAAACTGCAATTCTTTCTTAGCAGATTCTTCAATGTAGCCCCCGATGGCTTTTAGATATGGATTGCCGATCTCCCCTAAGCGAAGACGACTGTCTGAGCTAGAGGGATTAGATTCAGCTTTCTCAATTTGAATTGTTTCTGACATTATCCCCTCAGATTATGAATTAAGGTCATATTGCGCTTTGATTGTGGGATCGTTGAGAGCGGTTAGTTTTGGGACTGTGTAAGTTTTGACACGGCACAGGAAATTAAAACAATCTGCTGTTGTATCAACCCAATCATCTTTGATTTTTCTGCTGCTGCGCCACTTACCGTCTTCGTTTGGTTGAAATTGTTCAAGCTCTCTGTAGAAAGCATTCAGCGTCCTAGTATCAGGAAAACTATCTTCTACTATAAACACCAGACCAGATTGTGCCGCAGATAAGAAAGGTTCAAAGCGAGAAGATTTACTTCTTGTACCAGATGCGGCAGAAGGGTATATTTTAAATCCTTCGGCAACAAACTTCTTGGCAATCTCTTGAAACACTTGCTTTCCGTCTGCTCCGGCATCCTGAGCTAATACTACTTTAGTCTCTCTACCATCATGTTTGGCTTGCAGTAGCATTAATTGGTCTCGCTCACCGGCAGCTTTTCTAAACTTCCCATAAACTTGTTCGTGTTCATCGAAAGTAGTTTTAGCAAAGTCACCATATATGTAGTAAAATCCATTACTGTCTTTAGCCATGTGAATACAAGCGGTAAAGTCTGCGTCTGTATTTTTAATCTTAGGACTATACTCTGTGTTAGCTTTATCCCAAGCTACTACTCTTTGACAACCTTCCGGTAAGGATTTTTTGACCCTTTCCCCATGTTGTCCCCTGAGCCATTTTCTGTCGAAGAATTTTATCTTGTCACTCTCGCTGTGCCAATTTCCGAAAAGCTGGCTGGCTCTTTCATGCTCAGGTAAATTTTGAAGTTCAGACAGATAGCGCGGGTTGAGTCGGATGAGTATTGGGTTATCAAAAATTGTTAGTTGCACAAAGCAAAACTTTTTAGGTGGTACATACATTTGCTCATTAGTGGACGGGTTGGTTATATACACCGTCTCCGGCATGTTTTCACTAAACCATTCTTCACTATCGGCAAATATAAAGTCATTATCTTTTACTACGTACCAACGAATTTGTCCATTCTTAGCCTTATCAACAAAACCCTCATCATCGAGATACCACTTAACTAGGTCATATACCCAGTTCTCCCTGTGGGGGTTACACGTTCCGATGCAAACAGAGTTCATGTTCGCTTCCGAGCGCAAAGTTGTAAGTAAAAATAAAAGAGCCTCTTTCGGGACTTGGGTGATTTCATCCACACCCAAATAGCTAAGTTGCAAGCCGCGCATTTTTTCAGCGTCAGAAAGATTTGAAATAGCTTTGTATCGAATCTTACAACCAGAAGGAAATTGATAATATGGTGGTGGAGATTTGATAGGTCTTGCACCAAGGAGAGGGTAGTATTTGTATGCAGTCTCCCACAAACCACCAGCACCTGTCAATTGGTCATACTGAACACGGACAAACATTCCGTTGAATCGTGGATCATCTCGCCACATTAGAGGTATCTGAGTTATTACTTCAGACTTGCCGCCCAAGTCTCAGTTATGTGTTCGCTAGGCACTTCCACCGTTTCCGGTGTTGTCGGACTATATCTTATGCAATAAAGCATCCCTACGTTTTCATGTCGCTTGACATTACTTTAGTCTCTACACCCACGAATCTAATCGTTCGGCTCGGTATTGCCCTCGTCTATACGTTAGGGTTTCACCGACTTAGCAGGGTTACGTGGCAGCGGTCTATTTACCACGCGAACCACCGATGATCATGAAATCTACTTCGGTAGCTCTTTTGAATACAAGTTCTTGCATTGGAGAACAAGGTCCAATCTCTACAATCTCTTTTGGAGGAGCCTTGTTCGTTACTTTAGGTCTTTTGTTACTCATATTTCTCCTTTTTTATAATGCACTAATTAAATGCACTATAGAAAAGAGCCAGCTATAAAAGCTGGTCTTCATATTCATACACTATAGATAATATCTTAGATAAATTAGAGAGGTACGTTGTCTCTACATAACCGTGCTTCATATCTACTTTCGAAACTACCTTTCTTATAATATCTTTACTTCTGTAGACTTTATTCTCAATGTCCAGTGCTGTATAACCACTAGCAAAATTGAACAAATACATAGGCTCTATATCAAAGGTAGAGTAGCGTCTGATTTCCTTCAAACGCCTTTCCATATTATTTGTAACACCAAACTTTATAACATCGTCAGTTACTTTAAGTATGTAGAATGTTCCTGATTTCTGTGGTTGAAAACCACTTCCACCACATAGAGGACAACCTTTACCTTGAACATGATTGTCTGGTGTTATACTAAATTCACCATGTGTAGGGCAGGTGACAATCACTTTTTGTTTACAGTTCTTGAATTCTGAAACAGTAGAATAGTCGTATAAATCGCCGTGAACTGCTTTGAATTTAAGAATATAACTTTCACGACCTTTGTTGTGAAGATGACCTTTTCTTATATTGAAGCAACTTGGACAACCATGCCCAGACATTAAATTATTTGGCTTTGCTCTGAAAGTATGACCTTCCTTACAAGTCACCTCTATGTGTACAGAAGCTCTCTCGTATTTTGCATTACTAAAATCAAAACCATGTGCAGGGAATTTAGCGTCCAACTTTTTAATAAACTCGTGCAGATTACTTGAAGCCACTTTAGATTTATATTCTCTTAGGCAGTCACAGCATCCAATCCCACCTAACATCATTGATTGAGCATCTTGCCAATATGTGTTGCCGTGCTTGATACAAGTCACTTCGCACTTCTCGTGCTGAGTCAGGTAAACAAGGTTAGAATAGTCTAACTCTATTTTCTGGTTCTCTTTACATTTTTCAATAAATTGTTCTTGTGTAAGACGACGATATTTACCTTTCCGCTTCTCTTTCAATTTAAAATCCTATTAATCAAATACTCCCCGCGCATTGGCGCGGGTCTGTTCACAAACCCAGCACAGAGAATATTTGTTAATAGAATCTCTGTGAACAATTTTTCGTGCCGAAGCACCAAGCCACGCCAATAGCCTGTACAACAAAATGAAATAACCAACGTACTTACGCAGAGGTTGGTTACATATTATAAGGCTTCAATGAGCCAAACAACTTAAGTGCTTTTAAGCAATAACAGATTAACGGACTGCTCTAAGTGCCCCAACGACACATTCCGTCGATTGTTTCACTTTATTTATACACGTTAACCGTAGCCATCGATAGCATCAATCGTGTTATATCTATCCCACAATTAAACTTTTACTCCCCACGAGGGAAACCTTATTACAGGGAAGTAGGCAACCTAAACAGTCCAGCTCTAATTGCTCTATGTGTAGGGTTGGGTCAGCCTTTTTGTTAACACCGGTATTCATTCCTAGTGGAATCTACAGAATGCTAAATTAGGGAGTCTGCCGCTACCAGACCAACACATTATTCACTCTTATAGTTGTCCATGTGTTATGGCGCTTGCACGGATTCCATCTGTATTTAAAGCCCTAGGGAACGTATTCGAGGGCTATCAGCAAACCACATCCCATGTGAGGATGCTGAATTCTTTTAAATATTAAGGACCAACAATATCCACATCTAACCAACCATCATTAATTACTGGAGGCCACTCATCAGAGATACCTTCACCATAACCAACGTCAAGGTCTAAACCCCAATCTTGTTCTTTCATAATTCCTCCTTATGATTTCTTAGCTTTAGCAGCAGCCTTCTTCACAACAGGCTTAGCTTCTTGAACAGGGGCTTCTACTGTTGTGTCAACCACTACTTCCGTAGCCTGTTCTGCTTCAATTGTAGCTGCTTCTACTACGTCTGTCAAATCTTTTTCGATTACAGACATCATAAATACATACTTTCTATCGAAGATAAATGTTACACGAAGTAATGTGCTAACAATACTACGAATATCATCTTCTGTCAAATCTTTTGCATTGGCTACAACGTAATCTACTACTTCATGTAACTGAGCAAATCGAATAGTATTACCACCAACACTATAATCGGTGCTAACATTGGTAAACATTTTTCCATTAATTTCTTTCCAGAAATCAGCATATGTTCCATTCTTCACTGCTTCATAAATTGCTGGCAAGAAGCTACTCACGCCATGATAAGTTAAATTCTTCATTGTGTTTCCTGTGTAAATTACATTCTCTTAAAAATAAAAGCCCCGTTACGACGAGGAGAGGTGTGCAGAGGAGGATGCACCATCGTAACGGGGAAGGAGGGAACACATCACTGTGTTTTATTTTAATCGCTACCTTATGGTGATAGCTGGAGGAGAGAAGTAATGAAAATTGGTTACTTGCGGGAATGTAATTGAATTAGCTTACAGCGCCAAATTTAACAACTACACCTTCGTATGTTTCTTCTTGTGTATCAGCCATGTCATCGACATCTGATTGCTTAGCTCGTTGAAGCTCCACTTTCTCATTGTGGATAAGAAGCTCAAACCATTTACCGCTGAGGTAAACGTGAATCTTGATAGCTGCTCCAACATCACCGCGTTCTTCTAACGTAGCTGCAAGCTCTTGTAATTTCTTTAAGGATTGGGGACCGGCTAGTGACAACATAGATTCTAATTTAGCCTTAGAATGCTTACCTTTACTGCCAGTAGGTCTCCCATTTCTATTTCCGCTAACTCCTTTGCGGAACTTGCCTTTGTCATCACGAATTTCGTCTGTCATATTATATTCCTCTTACATCCACTAATGTATCATTGACTTCTTGATTTGTCAAGAGATATTTAATTTAATTATCAAAATATGAATAATAGAAGTCAGAATGACTCTCAGAATGTAACGATGGGCTTGCCCCTTCAGAGCAGTTTTCTAATGTAAACGTAGGAGAGTATTGCTTTTCTTTTGATGCGTTGATACAGCTATTACAAAGCCCTACAAGCTCATCTGAATTGGGGTATGTACGTTTCTGTTCGCCTGTATCTAATAAGCGATTACAAGCCATGCAGCGGCTTATAAACCCTGTGATTGATCTATTTGTCATATTGTTATTCTTCTAGCATGTGATTGTTAAAGGGCTTGACCAAGGACGTAAGTAATCTGGTAATGGTTTACCAACATCAATTCGGTCTTGGGTTATTTTAAATTTATCAAGAACAGGAGAATCCGATAGTAACCACTCCGATATTGTAGGATTCTTGATTGTTGTAGTTTCTTTCTTAAACACTAAATTCAAATGGTCTTTAATAATTAATACTTGCTTTGCATCCAGCATAGATGGATCACCAATTTCTAATAATCCTTGTAACCAATAACAGAAATTCTCTGGGGTCATAATGTTTCCTTTTGTTTGAATAGGCAATGAGCTGGCAACCTCAGCGGTTACGCTAAGCCGGAAAACCTTCGGGCTTACTTTGCAACGTTACTTGCGCATTCAGCTCATTCGACTATAGACTTGTGCTTACCTCTCACTCTGGCGTTCCACAGCAGCAAACTGTGTTGATCTGTTGAGCAAGTCTATATGCGAATAAACTCACAGTAAGAACCACTTACTTACGGTTGTGACTCCGGCAACTCCTTTAGTGCTTCTCAGCTAACGCAATATCCGTCGAAAGTTGCTCTACTCGGATACTACGCCAATGTTACCAACGCTGTGGTTAGCAGCGGCATCATAACATTAGGGACTCATTGTTAATTAATCGAATTTCACATTCCAAATTTTACTTTAAAATAACTACCACACTGATTACGATAATGCAAGTTAAGCACTTCACGTAATTGTTCATAATTGAGAGAACAAACACGAGCAATCATTTCGTTATGTTCAATCCCCCAATTGTGTTCATTGTAGCGTTGATATGACGGATGCGTCAACAACATTCTAATTTTATTAGCAAGTTTACGAATCTGTGTCTTGCTTAGCTTTTTCAAATTCATGTGTATTCCTTATTTGTGATATAAAAAAGAATAACACATGATTCTTATTTGTCAATAGCTAATTTGAAATTATTTTACATGAGGTAAAATCTTACCATCATTTAACGCTGTTTGAAACTTATTCCAGAAACCTTGCACACGAGAGTAATACAGCTTACAACACAACCCGTAATGCTCCCAAGCAAATTCTCTAAACCAACCAGAAGTAATGCTCGTACACACTTTCATCAAGCTATAACGCCACACTTCATGTTCTTTCACTTCTGGATCATCAATATGAATTAAGCTGCGTTCAATAGCCAAAACCATAGCTTCTTCCAGAACTGCATTGAGCTTTGTATCCAATGATTGTTGTTCAAACAACTTCTTACAGGTTTTAACTTCTCCAACCAGAAAGCTCTTATAAGCTGGCTCATTCTCAATTGCCACAGCTTCATGGATACTATCATGGTCGTAAATATATTCAACACCTTTTGTGTCGAAGAATTCTTCCTTGCTTTTATCCAAGCTCGGATGATTGTAGTAATACGTTTCTTTCTCACGCTCTATAAACCACTCAGAAAGCTCTGGTGGGATTTTAGCTCCTACCCTACGTAAGTCTTGAATGTCTTTCCAAGTCTTCTCAAAATGCGGGCTGTTGCGTAAAAACCTATGTGACATCTTCAATGTGTAAGCTAAGTCAATCTTACTTACTTGATGTTGTGTTAATATCTTCAACAAGCTCTCAGCAACACTACCTTTCACAGCTAACTCAACTTCAAGTATATCACCTGACGGATGTTTTAATACAAACGACTTTCTTACAGGATGACCACCGTCAATCACCTGTGCTGTGGACCATTGATGTTCTTTTAATATTTCTGCAAATCTTTCTTCTGTACAAATAATATCGTAATCTGACTTAAAGGAAGGTTGACGTACACCTGATGCACCATCCAATAAACGACTTCCTACAGTGATTTCTTGTAACATCAACCTCTCCTTCTATTTCAGATTAACAATGTTGGCTGGAAGCCATCCAAGCGTAAGGTGTTTCACTTTCCTCATCACTAGAAGCATCCCAGTCTTCTGTGAATGTACCACCCATACCGTATGTTAAACTGAAACGTAAATCGAAACGATGTGTTTCTGCTAAAACTTCCGCTTCAGCAATGGCTGCTTTAGCTAAGTCCATCAAAGCATCAGCTTTCAGCTTTGGAGTTACATCTTGGAAATCCAGAATCTGTTGGATTGTTTGTGTTTTCTTACTCATTTACTTTCTCCTTTAAGTTAACAGCGTTATTGCTGTGGTGTATATTCTACTGATTTAATTCTTATTGTCAAGAGTTATTCTGAATAAACTTCTAACATCTTCTTGTTGTATTCCTTCACCCAGCCATATGTCAGGAAGAAATCTACGAAGTAGATAATGGCACTAATCACCACCAAAGGTGGAATGAACAAACCTAATACAAACACTAATGCTCGAAATACAAAGTGTGTTTCTTCTCCTACATACCAGCAGTGTAAGCCTACCACGCCAAATAGAAAACCTAATATGTATGCTACACCAGTAGACTTCTTATTTAATTCATATAAAGCTAATTGTTTTGTGTTCATTATTCTCTCCTATAACTTCAAGTACTTTTTCATTAAAGTTTTTAACTTACCTAAGTCATCCGATACTAGATCGGACTCAGTGATGCAGTCAAAGTAATCATCTATGTGTGTTTCTACCATAACCAAGAAAGCTCTGGTGTTGTTTCTATGAATTATTTCAGTAACAGGAATAACCTGATACGGACCAACATAATGCCCAGAAATTAGTTTACATACATTGATTGGGATATTAACTTCAAAAGAGGTAATATCCCAATTGTCATGGCCAAACGGCATAGCTAACGTCTTACTCTTATACATTTAAACCTCCTACAATCAATTCTAAGCCATTTTAGACATCATTGTGTCTAAATGTATTCCATAACATCTAAAATGGCTATCCGTGTGTCCTATGAGCTAATACTAAGCTATGTTTGTGTTGTTGTCAAGAATTATTTTGTTAATTAAACTGATTCATGGATTTTTCGTAACTTTCTATTGAAATTTTACCATGAGTCTGAAAATACTCTTTAACGTAAGAATCCACATCAGCATACCCTTGTCCTTCGATAAAATCAATGAGCTGCTTACCTGACCCATCAAAAACAGCCACTATTTGCCGATCTATTTGTTTCAGACAAAGCCCTGTCGTAGCCAATTCAATCGGTATCCCAAGCTCATCCATAGCATTACTGTAATACCCCCAACTGGCATCCACTTCAAAACCATAATCCCAGTCAACATCATCATGCCTGAGAAAATTCAGATCAGCGCATTTCCATTTGATAAACTCTGGTAGCTCTTTTATGGAAAAGTTCGGTTTGTCTTTGTTCAGTAAAGGGTTCTTTTTAGAAATACCAAAAGCTTCAACTTCCAGCATGGTTTCTTTGTCTGGTAACTCACAGTAAACTACCTCATCAAATTCCTTGTCCCGTTTGTGAGTTTTCAACCTATCTATAATTTTAGTGGTAGAACCAATGTACACTAACTCGCCTTTATTTTTAAGACAATAAACATAATATTTAGTCATTCTATTTTCCTATCTCAAATTAAACCAATACTTCTTTCATACTCATAATCAGGTTCGCTGAATTCAGGTATGTAACCACTCATGTCCACAGGAACATCCAACAAATGACTTGGTACTGATTCCTTACCGGTATTAACCACATCAAATATAGAATCAAACTTTGTGTAGTTCAGCCTGTTGCCACCACCGTTGAAGTAGTCAATGTATCCATGTGTTTTCCATTTCTGCACGAAACGAGTTACAGTCTTTTTATCTACACCAACAGCATCAGCTATCTGCTGATAAGTTTCATAGTAACCGTTCTTTGTGATGAAATATACATACCTAGATCTCATGTACACAAACAAAACCTTATCAAGAATTGTGATCTCTACTTCTTCTGGATCTCCATCAATGAATACACAACGAGACAGAGTGTGCCTCTGTTTCAGTATGTTGTGGTGAAGTTGTACGAAGCTTGGTTCTTTATCTTCTTTCTTTTTCATTTCTATTCCTAAAGTTCTAATGTATCTCTACATCTTTTCTATTTCTCTAAGCTTAACCAAACAGTTAACAATAAAAGCCTGACGGCTAAGCTCACCCCTACGACTATCTATCCACACAAGAACGTGTTTAGGTAGTAATAATTCCATAATAATCTCCTACTCTCTACTTGATTAAATTAATTATTCTATCTTTCTTTTCTTTGTTTCTTTTTATCTTACTTCTATCTTACTAATGGAAGGTGCAAAATGTCTTATCTCTGTGGACAAATTGTCCTACCTGTGGTGACAGAATGTCTTTTCTATGAAGACAAAAAGTCTATTCCAGAAAGGACAAAAAGTCCTCATTACCTCATCTTTTCCTGAATAAACTCATCAACAAGAAGTGCTATATGCTCACTATCCGCCCACTCCGACCAGTCGATAACACTCCAAATCAAAGCAACCTGCTCAACAGGAAGCTCGTAATGCTCAGCAATCTGTTTAATCATTTCTTCATCTTTCATTGTCAATCTCCTTTGTTAACCTTTACTCTAATATCTTACCACACCTGTATATCATGTCCACTCAGATGCGATGAACAACCGATTCCACAAGACCAAACGCAAATCTCTAAAATTGCGTTTACCTCAACAGCTATACACATTACACCGAATAAATAATGTTGTCAACCTATTTCTCATTTGACAAATTCCACAAATACCTATTGACAACCAATCAACAACACTGTAATCTGTGCAGACATTAACACATATGAGGAGAAAATTAATGTTTAAATCAATTATTTCGTGGTGGAAAAATCAATTTCTTGCTGAAGGTGAGAGTCAAATTAAGTATCAGGAAGATGTAAGTGTTAAAGCTACACTGCCAGACTTACCTGAGAATGTACTAACTAAATCTCAATATTTGGGTAGTAGTCTCAAAGGTGAGGAATTTTATTTACGCATTAAACTAGGTGTGGATACTTTCAGTCTATATGGTAACAATAATGAATTACTTGATAGACAACTTAATGTCCCAGTAGCTACACTGCTGAAAGTAATCAAGCAAGCTTTTGACGATGGCGGTATTTACTTTCCAACAAGAGATCTGGAAACTGGAACAGTTACGGTAAAGTACAAAGAGAAACGGTTGTTAGATTTGGTGTTTAGTACAGAATCCTCGCTCCTGCGTTTCAGTAATGACTTAGTGTACGTGAATTGCCCTATTCGGTTCCCAGAAAGTTTGAATTTCTTAACGCAAGACGAACATTTCTGGATTAGTCAGTATTTCCACTATCGTCTGAGAACCTTATGTGAAGAAAATGAAGAAAAACGTCGAGCAGCAACAGAGTTAGAACTACAGGAGTTATTAAAATGATCAAAATTGATGAAGACATCTTAGCGACAATTGAGAGTATTGCTGAGAATACGATTGGTTACGAAGTGTATCTTGGGGGCGGTCTTTGCCGCGATGTGTATCTTGGTGTAAAACCAAAGGACATTGATTTATTCTTTGTCCCAGTTGAGAATGCACCTCAATACTTGTTATATGACACACATCGTAACTTACAGTATAGTTATCGAATGGAAACAAACGAGACACAATCTCTGTATCAACGAGGTGTTGAACAACTGATTGGTTTTAAAACTCCATCGTTAGCGGTGCCTGAGCTTCAGTTTATCGTGTATGGGACAACGTTGACAGCAGAAGAACTCACTGAAGACATGGATATTGGTATTTGTCAAATCATGTATCACATTTTCTCTGGTAAATTCTACGTATCTGAGAATTTTAAGAAAGATGTTGCAGCTAAAGAGATCCGCTGTTATCATAAGTACGACAAATACCGCATGATTGAACGATTTGACAGAATGCAACGTAAGTTTCCAGACTTTAAGTGTGTTGGTAAACCTACGGTTGGGTTTAATGACTTCATCGAATCACCAATCGAAGTTATCAGCAGTGTTTATCGTAAGATTAAACCGCGTAAAGTTAGTTGTAGTAGTGGATACTGACGTAATCCACATTTAAACGCTCTAGGAACGATTATAAGCGATTATTTTATTTATGGCTACGTATGTATGACTTTATGAATATAATTGATTGTAGGCGTTTATAGGGCGGTTATAATTGATTTTAACAGGAGGATTGAGGTAATGAGTAAACAGATGGTTCGAGTAGAGCTGACAACACTTCAAACAGAGGGCAATGTTCCGGATTTAATTCTTGAACTGCAAGAGTTAGTTACACAGTACGGTAACACATTGGACTACGAGGTTGAAACACGGTATTCTTGGGGTGATGAGTATAAAGAATTTGTAGTTTATCACAACAGAGAAGAAACTGATGAAGAATATCAAGGGAGACTGGGGAGAGAAGCGTATTATGTTAAAATGCTAGAAGAAAAAGAGAAAGCCGAGTATGAACGCTTGACTATTAAATTTAAGAAACCAAGTTTTTGAGGGGGATGAGAATGAAACCAATTAATCGTAAATTTACCCCAGAAGTAGGTATGGCTTTAGCAACTAAAGATGGTCAGCGTTGTGGGAATGCTTTTATTATTAAAGAAGAAGATGAGAATTACGGTGGTGTAGAAACATTTCACTTGTTCCATGTGTTAACTGATTTCGGCAATGTAATGCGACTGACTGAGAACGAAGTCATTGAATTATTTGATATTGCTGATTGGTGGTGCGAGGAAGTAACATTTAGAGGGTTCTCTACTATGCCTAACCCTAAATGTCCTGTAGCGAGAATTAAACGTCAGATGCAATTGTTGACAGAACTATTGGAGGAATTGGAATAATGGCAACACCAAATACAAAACGAGATGAGAAACAATCATCTAATGATTTATATGTTACACCTGAAGAAGCTTTGGATGCTATTTGGTCACACATGCTGAAAGATGTTTTACGAAGTAAATCAGTATTAGAACCTTGCGCTGGTATGTTAGATATTGCTGATTATTTAGAGAGTCAAGTGATTGATGCGAAAATATATGTGAACGAATTACATCCAGTTAAAGGGGTTTATTACGACAACACTGTAGATTTCTTATCCGAAGATAACGGTATAGGCAAACACGATCTTATTGTAACAAATCCGCCTTATAACAAAGCTGCGGAGTTTATCCTGAAAGGCTTTGAACATGCAGCCGTTCAATGGCACTTTTTAAGACTATCGTTTTTAGAAGGACAGAAGCGATTTGATAACTTATTTAATTTAGGTAAATTATCGGATGTTTATGTATTTACTTACAGAGTGAGTTGTCCTAAAGGTGTATATCGTGAAGAAACCGCAAATAGTGTGTGCTATGCTTGGTATCGGTTTGATAATAAATACTGTGGTCAACCCCGATTACACTGGTTAACTAAAGGAGAACAACATGCAAGACAACATTTATTCCTACGACAATCACAACGGATTTGACCTTGTTGTAGAAGTTGCAGGTAATTACGAAGAAACAGCTTATGTTGGATATGTGTATTATAAGAATAATCTTAAATACAGAACACCAATACGCTGGAATGGAGAACGTTGTAGACAAGAGATTATTGATGATCTGGAAGCATATCTGGATAATTTCGGCGCAGTCTATTGACAAATAGGAATTTAGTGGTAGTATTGAATAATGATTAATTATTGAGGAGAGAAATTATGATTAAAAATTTATGTATTATGATTCCGCTAGGTATTGTGCAATTAATGGCATTAAAACTTGGTTGGTATTTTGCAGCAGGTATGGTGCTAGGGGCTGCTTATCTGGCTGGGGTTTACTTTGGGGAGAAAGCATAATGCTCTATGAATATCAAACAGATTCATTCATTCTTGCTGTAGAACAATGGCTTGAGCAATTTCGTGGAGGTAATCCTGTGGATGATAATTTGTTAACACAAATTGACCCAGATTATTTAGCTTATGTTCATTTATCAAGGCAGTATGAATCAGTTCTGCGAGCTAAGACAAAACCTACTAAGGTTTTATTATCTGATTTTGAATTAGAAACGTTACAGGAGTTTTTATGATGTGGTTAAATCATCTACGTTTTACTTTATGTGTTTTATTGGTGTTATTTGTATACGTACCTGCTGGGCTACTTATTAAGTTGATTCTGTGGAGTGACAGAGAATCAATTATTACCTACGCAAAACATTTGGTATCAGAAATGAAAGAAGATATTTATTTCAAATAAGGAGTAGTTGAATGACTTTAGAGCATAGCACGAATGCTAAACAACGTGTTCGTCGTACACGCAAATCCAAAGATGATGTTCGTGCAGACCGAGTGAACGAGGGTCAGCGTCAGATTAAGGAAAAGTTCTTAGAAGAACGTAAACAAGTGAAACCTGTTCAAGCTAAGAACGAATTCCAAAAGAAAGTTCTTCGTGCGTTAGCTACGAAACAAGTTATTGTAATTAGTAGCCCAGCAGGAACCGGTAAAAGTTTACTAAGTGTTGCTACAGCATCTGACGCTTTAATGCAAGGTAAAACAAACAAGTTATTCCTTGCTCGTCCTGCTGTTGGTATGGGGAACACATTAGGTTTCCTTAAAGGGGATTTACGTCAGAAATATGAACCATATCTAATGCCGCTGATTGAGGTTGTTAAAGACCGATACGGTATCGGTGTATACGAATCAGGTCTGAACACAGGAACGATTGAACTACTGCCTTTTGAATACCTGCGCGGTCGCAATATTTCAGGCTGGGCTGTAGTTGATGAAGTGCAAGGGTGTAGTGCTACAGAATTATATTCAATTCTTACACGTATTACTGAAGACGGTAAGTTGATTCTCCTTGGAGATAAGACACAATCTGATGTGAAAGGTAAAGACGGTCTTACTTGGTTGCGCGAGTTTGTTGCAAGGCACAACCTGTGGGACACTGTAGAGTTCATTGAAGGTGACAGCGAAGATATTGTTCGTTCAGAGTTCGTTAAACGCATTGTGCAGGCTCGTGAGAACGATACAGGTAATTATGCTAATCACTGGGAAGAAGGAGAAACACAATGAGTGATAAACCAAATAAAGATGTTGTATACGCTAAACCTTTAGCTTTCGAGTTCACGTATTACCTGTCTGACATCGTGCAAGACTCGCATGAGTACCATGAATTCTTACAGCTTCTTGATACGGCCACAGAGAATGATACAATCCGTATTATTATTAATAACTACGGTGGTGAAGCCGGTACGTGTGTTCAGATTGTGAATACAATTCGTGAATGTAAAGGTCATGTAATTGGTGTTCTTGCAGGTGAAGCATGTAGTGCTGCTGGTATTATCTTCATGGCTTGCCATTCTCAGGAAGTTGGTCAGCATACAATGTTAATGATCCACCAAGCAATTGGAGGAAATTATGGGAAGCTCAGTGATGCACCTTCTCGTATTCAGGCAGAGTTGGCAAGAACTAAGAGTTTATACAACGATGTGTTTGAATTTTTCTTGACACAGGAAGAAATTGATTCTGTGTTGGAAGGTAAAGACTTTTGGCTGAATGATCCGGAAATTATCAAACGTCTTGAATCTCGTGCTGAGAAACTTCAGAAACAACACAAAGAAGCTGTAGATAAAGCTCAACAAGACTTCCTAGCCTCAATGGAAGCTGATGAATTACCAGAAGCAATTCTGAAGAAACTATCTAAGCTTCAACTAATCGCTTATATTCAAGGTGATATTATTGTTGAAGTCGGAGAGGACGGCGAGACATTTGAGATTATTGAAATCGAAGATGAAGAACCTCCAAAATTACATTGACAATAGACAATTAGTTTGATATGATAGCCGCTCTACTGGTGTAGGCGGCTTTTATTTTATGTGGAGGATGTATGAGAAATATTGCGGTAATTTGTAAGATAAGGAGACTCGTCAGTCATGCTAGTAAAGAATAAAACTTTATATGAAGGTAAAATTTTCAAAAGTAAAAGATGTGGTGAATTCGTAATATCAGAATACCATAATTATGACGATGTAGTAGTAAAATTCTTAAAAACAGGGTTTTGCATAAGAACTGATTTTTCTGATGTTAAAAGGGGAAGTATAAGAGACCCGTATTTCCCTACAGTGTGCGGGGTGGGATTCTGCGGTGTCGGACCTTATTCTCCGAGTTATACGAGGCTTGGTAAATCTAGGACAACATCGGCATATACAGCTTGGCGCAATAGAATAAAAGATTGTTATACGGATACTAAATCTAAACATCTATACATAAACGCAACAATTTGTGAAGAGTGGCACAATTTTCAGAATTTCGCTAAGTGGTATTATGACCAAGAAAGACTATATGGTAAAGGTGGTTGTGTAGATAAGGATTTACTACATTTGGGGAACAAACACTATAGCCCAGAAACAGCAAGATATATACCCAAAGCAGTAAATGTCTTGTTTTCAGGTACATCTAAACACATAACTGGTGTCTGTTTCTCAAAGTCAAGAAGAAAATTCATAGCGCAAATACACAAAGGGACTATAACAAGCAAAGGCAATAGAAAATCAAAAAATTTAGGGCAATTTGACTCGTATGTGGAAGCTTCTAGTGTTTACAAGGTGGCTAAAATAAATCACGTAAAAGAAACTGTCATTAAATATCAAGAGCAGTTACCTCCTGATTTATTCTTTAAATTATATACCGGTACAGAAATTTATGTAGATTACTATATGAATGCTTACGGGGGTGATTTGTGAGAAATATTGCAGTTTTGTGTAACAACCGTACCGAATGGAGGTTGTTCGTAGACACATTACAGTTTACACTTTCTAAGGAGAATCTGCCATACAAAACTGTCGCAGAAGCTATGGTAGATTTAACAAAGCAAGTGAAATATGTCTATATTAATAATCACTGGTCAAGTATCCCGAAGCTACGTGGTAGAGAGTGGTACGGAGTTACGAATATGGCTGGGTTTATTGATGGTGATTTAAATGAAGCTTTAAATAGTATGATCAGAGAGGAGAAACAAAATGGCTAAAATTATCGTAATGAATTCTCCCGCTTTTAGTGGGAAGGATACTGCTGCTGACTATATTGCTGAGAAGTATGATGCACAACATCTTCGATTCAAAGATGGCTTGTACAAAGTGGCTGCTATGGTGGCAGGGATTACCGAGTTTCAAATGAAGCAGTTAGCTACATTCCGACCAACCAAGGAAACACCATCTCACTATTTCTCAGTAGGGGGTGAACAAGCTAGTCCTCGACAATGGCTGATCCATTGCTCTGAGAATATTGTAAAGCCATTATTAGGTAAAGACTTCTTCGGTAAGCAATTAGCTCAGTCAATTACATCTGACTTAGTGGTGATCTCCGACAGTGGTTTTGAATCAGAGATTGTTCCACTACTGGAAGCTGGACATTACGTTTGTGTTATCCGTATTGAACGTGAAGGTTATACTTTTGCCGGTGATAGTCGAAACTATTTACCGACATCACCATTATATCACACATTCTTGGTGAATAACAATGGAACATTGGAACAGTTCTTGAATAAAGTGGGAAATATTGTGGATGATGTGGTAGGAATCAGTGGAACAAGTGGAGGGGTGGTATGACTAAGACTGTATGTGGGGTAGGGGTAAACGATGTTGGTCAAAATTATAAACATGAATATATTGAAGGTAAGAGACATGTAGTGTGGGTTTGCCCAGTGTATTCAAAGTGGAAAGACATGCTCAGTAGAAGTTATGGAAAATATTATCAGGATAGACAGCCGACCTATGTCGGAACCACTGTATGTGATGAGTGGTTGATTTTCTCTAATTTTAAAAAATGGGTTTTAGATATCCAAGTAGAAAAAGATTGGGAGAGACTTCAACTAGACAAGGATATTTTAGTGATGAACAATAAGATATACTCACCAGAGACGTGTTGTTTTGTGGATCAGAGTATTAATCTTTGGTTTTCCTACAAAAGAAACGGAAAACACACAGGGGTAGAGTATGATAAAAGAAATGGAAGATTTAACGCTGTATGTAGACGCCCTAAACTGCTAGATGACAATCAATCTAAAAAATTTATAGGGGCGTTTGACACAGCTCTCGAAGCGCATCTTGCTTGGAAAGTTAGAAAACACGAATATAGTCAACTGTTGGCGGAAAAGGTGACTGACCCTAGGGTGGCGGATGCCTTACGAAAAAGGTTTATAATTACAGGAGATGAGCATCTTGAGTTTTAGTTTAATTGCTACAACGGCAGCGTTCGCAGTCTCTACCTCTCTGAAAACGATGCAATCCAGAACAATCGCATTACGCAATTACAAAGCAATTCCATTTATCAGTTATCTAATTGCTGTTCTTGAACTGACAGTATATTCTACTGCTGTGGGAACAGCTATTGTTACATCGTCTACATGGCCCATCTTCATCTTAGCTATTGGTGCAAGTGTTGGTGCATTAGGTGGGGTATATGTTGCAGATTTAATTAGTGAGAGGAATAAATAATGTCATACCACTACACAGACATCGACGATAGACCGCCTATGCGCGTTCCTGATCTATTAGCAGAACGTAACGCATTGTATGTCATCTTATGTAGCTTTCTGTCTCCTAAAGAGATTGAGGAGTGTATGCAAGAAGTGTATAAAGGAACATATGATACAAATGAAAAAGCCCGCTAAATGCGGGCTTTGTTTTATGTGCAATTTACAATCCAGAAGCTAATCTTGTAATCATATAACTCACGTCATACAAACTAAAATTACCGGTTCCAGCAGCAAACTTAACTTCAAGTCCATTCGTTAACACATCAGGGCCAATAAACACTGGAGCAGCAATGGAAATGAATTGCTCAGTGTTAGCTAGTTTCGGTGAAGTTACTGTGCGAGCTTGTATAGGATTATACAGGAACGAAGGAGACTCTAACAACAAGTCTCCATATCCGTTTTGAGATGAACACTTCATCTTCATACGCACTTCCACTAAGAACACATCATTTAATGTTTGTGGTTGAAACTTCTGAGACACGAAGTTATAGTTCAGAGACAAATCCCTTCCTGCCTGAAAGAATATATCAGCAGGTTGGAATTGCAACTTTGTTGTACTACCCTGATTCACCACTAAAGGAGAAGCAGAAGTGTAATTGTTTAGTTGTAAGAACTGCCAGTCACCTTGAGAAAACAAGTTGTCTAAGCTACGCTTGATTTGTTTCTTTCCAAGAGAAACGAGTTCATGGAAATATTCTATTACTTTCATTTTATTCCTTGACAGGGTACATCCCTTCCATCAGTATACACGAACATTAATAATTTGTAAATAGGAAATTTATGTTGACACCAAACAGAATCACCTGTACACTTGTTTCATCTTATCAGGAAGGAGCGTAATGAATGACTAAGCAAAAGAAAGAGAAAGTGATTGAGACTGTTGTTGTGACGTTAGAGCAATATCATAGCCCCGAATTTTGTTTTCCGAGTAAGTGGATGTTTAGAGATGCTAATGGAGATTTCGTTTTCATCAAAGTACAGAAGCGGGAAGCTGCTGAGAAATATATCAAGGACAATTATGATGGTATGTATGGGTTGAGGTGTGTATGAACGTTGTAATAAAGAACTCTAAGTGGACAAAAAGAGATTTACGTTGTTTGTTCGGTGACGAAGATGTTATTTTTAGTGAAGCCAATAACATCACAGATTTAGTAGTTGAATTAAAGCTGTTTAGGTCTAAGTCTCAAGCGAGAGCAGCAGGTAGGGTTGGTGATATTCCTTTAGGTTGGACAGAGTTTAAAGGAAATAAAACTACTACCTTATGGGTTTGGAACCCAGATGAATAATTCGGGAGGTGTAATGTGAAGATTTTTGATATATTTAAAGATGAAGACGGCTTAGCTGATTGGTTAGAATCTCGTGGACACAACACTAAATTTCGTGGGTCATTTTCCACAGTGTACTTACTGGATGAAGACTTGGTAATAAAAGAAACTGAAGACGAAGCCTATTTAAAATTCTTAGAATATGTGTTATCTAGTAACTCAGAACATTTTCCAACAGTGTATGATGTTGTCGTAATAAACGACTGTCATTATGTATTGATGGAACGACTATCTTTTGGGGATGATGTTCACAGCGAGGTTCAGTTTTATGCAGAAAGTCAAGGTTGGCAAACGTATAACAACGAACTTTGGAAAGGTGTTTATTCTAAAAGTTTTGACACAACTTTAGATTATTTGGAATATTATTACGAGAAGTATTTGAAACAAGACTTAGAATGGGATCTACGTTTTACTAATATCATGTTTCGTGGCGATGTTCCTGTAATTACTGATCCGTTTTATTTGAGAGAGGGGTTTTGATATGAGTACATTAGTAAATTTAGCAAAAGCATTAGCTTTTCATTATCACAAAGATCAGAAATACGGGAACAATCCATACACTGTTCACTTGAACGATGTAGTAGATAATTGTAGAATGTACTATGGTGACGATGAAACAATTGTATGTGTGGCATATCTGCATGATATTCTAGAAGATACTAATTGTGACCCTGCTATACTACTTGAGTTGTTTGGTGGTGATGTATTAGGTGCTGTGGATACACTGACAAAATACCCACAGTTCAATCAAACCTACAAAGAGTATATCGAGAAAGTAAAGTCCAATGAGATTGCACTGAAAGTGAAGTATTGTGACACATTGGCTAATCTTTCACAGTCTGCTGTGGATGTGGATTATAAACGTATTCAGAAGTATAGTCGCCAGTTAGATTTACTGAGTGATGCTGCTGACCTTGTGAAAGAATAATTATGAACCTCGACAATCAAGCACGTAAATCATACAAAGAATCTGCTTCCAGTGTGATTTATTTTATAGTATTATCCAGTTATGGGTATTATATAAGGTCGGAATCATTCTTATCCGATGAAGTATTTGACAAGCTATGCAAATTAGTTATTGACAAGAATATTAAGCATAAGCTATTATCGCACTTAATAACAGACGATAGGATGTCTGCTGGTAGTTTGTTTGATGTGAAGTCGAATCAGTATCCAATGTTTATTGTCAGGGATGCTGAGACATTGATTAGGAATAACGTTTGGTATGGAGAGAAATTATGAAAAATAGTGTTTACAATGTATGTTGCGCTGTGGTATGCTTAGGTCTCACATGGTTTTGTTTTGAGCATAACTCAGGGTGGGCAGCACTTGGTGCAGCATTAGCTTTATTAAGTTTAGAGAAGGAGTAGTAATGGGTAGTTTTAATATTGATGTATACGATGATTGGTTAACAACAGACGTAGTTGGTCAGTTAGCTTGGGATGCCATATTCTTACAGGAGTGGGCTGAGAGTTTAATTCGACAAGAGAATCCGCATATGAGTGAAGACGACATTATAATTCTAGCTGAACACAGATTAGAGACAGGGTACTACAATGCTCTTGAGTTCTAACATAAGTATCCTAATCTTTTATTTTAGTTGTGCTGCATTTGTTAGTGTACTAGACTTTGAATATTCAGAAGATGCCGACAATCCAAAAGCATATTGGCGATACTTACTGGTTAATATTGTAACGTGGTGGATTAATGTCTTAATACTGACAGGAAGATTAGTTAGATTTATTAAACGACAACACAGGAGAAAATGAATAATGGATTTTAAAACAGACAATTTGTGGCTTATGCAAGGCGATTGTCTGGAACGAATGAAAGCAATTCCAGATAGTTCCGTTGATGTGGTTATCTCAGACGTACCCTACGGTATTGATTTTTCACACTGGGACGTTACCCATAACAACACAAATTCAGCACTACTTGGAAGTTCTCCTGCTCAAAAAGAATCTAAGTTGTTTAAGTCCAGAGGTAAACCGCTTAATGGTTGGTCTTCTGCTGATAAACAGCGTGGTAAGGAGTTTGAAGATTTTTGCACTAAATGGTTGACAGAGGTTTACAGAGTAACTAAGCCTTGTAGTCCTGTGATGGTCATGTGTGGTAGGCAATTACAGCACAGGTTTACTTGTGCTGCTGAAAATGTTGGGTTTATCTTTAAAGATTACATCACTTGGGATAAACAGAAAGCTCCTTTTAGGGCACAGAAAATAAACTGTGTCTTAAATAAAAGAGGCATCTGCGAAGTGAGTGATAACATCCGTTTAGGTAATCTAGCTCCGGTGTGTGAACCTATAGTTTGGTTATTCAAACCGTACCCTGTTGGAACAACAGTTACTGATTGTTTTATCAAAGATAATCTTGGTGTATTTGATTGTAGTGTTTTACAGTCAAACAAATTAAGTATATCTTCTTCAGTACAAGAAAAAGAGCATGAAACACAAAAGCCTGTAGAATTAATGGAGGTTTTAATAAAACTTGTGTCTTCTGAGCATCAAACAATTTTGGATATGTTCATGGGTAGCGGTACAACAGGTGTGGCTTGTGTAAATCTAAACCGGAAGTTTATAGGTATCGAGATGGATGAAGGTTATTTCAAAATTGCAAAAGAACGAATCATTAAATAACAAAGGAGAAACAAATGAACGTATTTTTAAAGTTAGACCCAGACCAAGTGGAATCAATTGTTCGTAATGATTTAATTGAGATGTATCGTTGTCCTGTAGAGGATGATAAAGTGAAGAAAGCTTTGTATCAAGTGATTAAGTTTTACAGCACAAAAGCTCAATGGGAAGAATTTAAGAAAGATAACGCTTGACAACAATAGCCGTAAAGATTAATATGTCTTTACGGCTTAATTATTTGGGAGAAAGAAATGTTATTACTATTGCAAAAATATTGGAAGGCTATCGCTATTGTGCTATTGCTCGTTCTAACGAACGTAGCGACATATCAGCGAACATCCTTGCATGTGAACACTGCTTGGGAATTGAAGTGGTCAGAAGCTCGTGTAGATGCCTTAAAATCAACAATTGAAGAACAGAAAAGAGAACTTGATAAACAACAACAACTGGTTGAGGAGAAAACAAAAAATGAACAATATCACAAACAAGAACAAGCTAAGCTTGACGTTGCTTTTACTGAGCTGTCTAATGAATACGAGCTGCTCGTCAAACAGCTCGATCCAATGCCCGAAGGTGGAGAAGATGGTAGTGCCGGAGTTGACAGACAGAGCGCAACCAAAGAAACCAATCTTATTGTGCAGCAAGAGTTGCTCCGATGGAGTCTCCGAGCAGCTCAAGATTTATCGAGAGAAGCTGACTCGCTCAGACTTAGCAACACAACCTGTGTCAACGAATACAATTCAGTGAAACGTGTAATTAATGGAGAGAAACAATGACATTTAAAATTGATAACTTAAAAGATTTTGAAGCGGTACAAGCTGGTGATACAATAATCATTCAACTACCTCATCGTTGGGGTGGTTACATGGTTGGTAATCGTCAATTAAATGGTACACAAATCACAATCAATAAAGATGAAACCTTATACACATACACAGCACCTAAACGCACATGGGTTAAAACAATCCTGAAAGATGGTACAGAGCTTTCTGCACAAGAAGTGAATGCAATTCACAATCAGTATTATGATGTTGATGAAGAAAAGATAGTGTATCCTTCTCTGAAAGAAGAATTTGCACATCGGGAACGTCTATTAGAACTTGGCGAGGGTGAGAAAGTATATCTGGAAGAAGAAGCTATTCTTACTCCAGTAGAATATACAATCGTCGGCGAATTGAAAGACACAGGTAATCCATTTGTAGAAACTGCTGTGTCATACGGCAAAGGTCGTTTCTCTACAAGTGATAATAGTTTCTTTAAACTGAGTGTATCAGAAGTAATTGGTGATACGTTGAAGAAGTTCGCTGCTGAAGCTGAGTTACCATTCGTCAACGGTACTCATAGCGGTTATAAATACGCTAAGATTAAAGACCAATATGTTATTGGTAGTGGAAGCAAATGGGAAAAACAATCAGAAAACAGTTTCAAGTATTTTCCATCGTTACAAGATGCACAGAAATACGAAGACGATATTCGTAGCGAGCTACATGAGTATCTTGCTGCTAAGTTTAACATGACAGTGATTGGTAAGTTTGTTGCTGCTGAAATCTTTGCTGATTTACAAGCTATCCTGAAGAAAGTGGAAGGGTTGGATGTTATGCGTAAAGCACAGGATAACAAACAATACACAAAGAATGCTATTAATGCTCTGATGAAGAAATTAGGAGAAGTGAAATGACCAAGAAAATAGTTATCAAATATACAACAGACGAACATGATTGTGAAACTTGTGGTGGTACTTGGGAAGAATCCTACCAGTTATTTTACAAGGACGTTGTGATCGGTAATGAGGCACATGCTTACTGTTTTGGTTGCGAAAATACATCACTAAAAGATGTGTTAATGCAATTCCTTGAGCATGAAGGTTATCATATAGAATTCGACGGAGATTATTATGACTAGATTCAAAGTAAGGGATAGAGTGAAATGGAAAGATAAACCTTTCCTTTCTAACGGTTATGTTCTGAAAGTGATGAATTCGGGATTTGGTACGTTGTTGTACATCATCAAAACAGATGAGAAAGCACCAAACGAATACGCTTACAACACTGACGAGCTTATTGCTTGGTCTAATGATATTGAGAAGGAGACTAACTAATGAGTGATTGTTTTGCTGGAGCTGTAAAAGTTGTGATGTCTGATCTGGAAAAGCAACGCATTAAAGAGTTCTTAGAAAAGACAAAAGAACTAACCACCTGTGCGTCTATTTGGAAAACTATCCAGACATACAAGCAGGTGAGGGTTTGGTGGCTATTGTGGATACGTAAAGAGGAATATGTGGATGTCACAGGTGTTCTGAAAGATGAAATCTCTGAATGGCTTCAGCCTTGCTACCCTTGGTTTTATCCATACAACGATGATCGTCCACCAAGTGAAGTGTTCTATATTGGTTATACAGAGAAATGGTACACGTTAAGAAACATTTACCAGCTGAGTAAATCCGGTAGTGAGTTATTGTTGACACAACAACAATCTAATGTTCTTGACTATTGGCGTAAGAATGGTCATAAGATAAACTAGGGAGTAGATATGTGGCATGTCAAACAGAAACATAGTCCAGATGATTATTATGACATCTTTCTTGATGAGGAAGTCGATGAGTGGGTGTGCTATGCTTCTCCTGACAAGTGTTATACACCCTGCTACGAAACACAATAAGCTGCACAGAAAGACATTGACAGATTAGGTGAAGGTGGGGTATTCTTAATTCCAGTATTTGAACAAGAGGAGAATTGATTATGTTTGTAAAAGTTAAATCTATTGAGAAGTTTGGGGAAGAAATGTCTCCATTAGCACTGCTTAGAGTATCTACAATTTCAAGCATTACAGAATATGGTGACGGTAATTATAAAGTTATCTTGGATGGAAACTGCTGGCTAATTACAGACCAAGAAGGTTATGATAAAATCTTAAAGATTATTGATGTGGAGTAATGATATGGAATTATTTATTTTATATGTTCTACCTGCTTTACTTACACTCGTAATATGTGGTATTGATTTCTACCGGAGAGGTGCCGTGACGGTTGGTGAGGTGGTAGGTACTGTAATACTTGCTGTAATACCTATATTTAATATTCTTTTCGTAATATGGGCTGTTTTGGATGAACTCAGTATGAGGGGATTATTCTCTAAAACACTTCGGAAAAAGAAATAGTAATAATTTGAGGAGAGTAAATGAGCGATCTATCTGAAATACATACTGTAAATATTGACTTATCTTCAGCACAGCAACATTTTGAGAGTAATAAGCAATTTGAGGAATTTGCTAAGAAGTGGAACTATGATTTATCCACAGATGAAGAAGGGTTCTACTTGAACAGCCTTACACAAAGATTGTGGGATTGTTGGTCTGAAAGTCGGAGGGTGAATAAATGAATAGAAAAGACTTTCAACAATGGTTAGAACAATTTCCAGAAGACACAGAGATTCATGTAGGAATTCAACAATCGGCACCATCGTATTGTCCTTATGGTGAAGTAGTATATGAGAAGTTCAAAGGAGAGCGATTTGATGATTACGATTACACAGATTATAATGGGAATACGTGGTTAGTGGAAGATAGTTATTATTACAATAAACGTATCTTAGAACTTGGAGGGAAGGATTAAATGTTTGTAGAGATTGTAACAAAAGACCACGGAGTCATCGAAGTTAACAGGAACCTTGTATGCTCTATTAGACCGTATCGCCAATATGGATTAAGAGATGAGTTTAGCCTTGTAATTACAATGATGAATGGAGATTCATACAAGATCAGTCGTCAGGGTTATGAACAGATTAAAGGTATTACTTAATGGCTAACAACAAACACCAAGAATCTCATTGGTATAAAGATTATCAAATATGCTTCTATCCAATTGAACAGACATTACGTTGTCCAGATACATATAGCCAGCAAGTGATGGTGTGGGCACCAGACAGAACAGTTGTGTATGAACGTTATTTCAATACAGATGAAATCTTTTGGAGTGGTGTAGAGACACAAGAAAAGATGTTGGCTTATGTTAAGAGGGTTATTGATGGAGGGAATTTATGAGTAAATTTGAGAGTAATGTAATCACATTCTTATTAGGTATGATGGTGATGGGATTATTAGTTCTCAGCACAGTACACATTCGAGACACAGGGATTATCAAGATGTACACAGAAGATAAAATTGTCTGTACAACATTAGCTGATGAGTTTATTTGTAGGGAGGTGGAGAAGGAATGACACAAGAACAAACCAAAGAAGACTTTGAGAAATGGTTGGTGTCTCTATCACACGACAAGCTGGTCTACCTAGATGAAGAAGGTGCTTGGGATGGTTGGATGGCATCGCATGAGAAGTACACCGAAGGTTTAGTGGTGAAGCTTCCATCTTGGGATGAGTATGATTGCACAAGACAGATGATGGATGCTTTAAAAGAAGCATTAGATGATGCAGGAGTGAAATGGGAATGACAGTAAATGAATTGATTGAGTTATTAAAGACATATCCGCCACATATGTTAGTGGCTGCGGAGATGTATAGCGAACAATATCTTGTTACACCTAAAGATATTAGTGTAACGAGGTTATGTCTCCCTAGACCAGATGGTTGGGTACAGAACTATCGGCAAGATAAAGAATCAACAGAGTATGTTTTGTTCAGGGGGAATTAATGAAACCAACACAAGAACAAACAGGCACATTTGAAGCAGCTATGAAAGCCTTCAATAAGATACACGTAAAGCGAACAGCAGATGAGATTGGGGAATATCTGGGGATTCCGAAGGATTATAATAAGGGGAAAGCTATTGATCATTGAAAAACAAGAGTATGCACTAAAACTAATCCGAGATGGAGTTAATTTGTTCCTGACAGGAAGCGGTGGCGTGGGTAAGTCCCACGTAATCCGACAAGTGCTGGATGACGACACTATACTGTGTGCCCCAACAGGTATTGCAGCAATTAACATTGGTGGTGTTACATGCCACTCGACATTCGCTTTACCTTTACATTACCCTCTGTTATCTGACTGGGGAAAGGTGGGTAAAGCATTCAAGGAGATATTCGGTCTTGGCTCAAATATCAAACGCATCATTATTGATGAAGCTGGTATGTTACGAGCGGAGCAGTTGGACATTATTGACCATCGTTTGAAGCTGGTAAGACGAAACAAGAAACCCTTCGGTGGTTTACAATTGGTGTTGGTAGGGGACTTCTTCCAATTAGAACCAATTGTAAGTAAGCAAGACAAACTGTTGTTAGATAATGAATACCAGTCTCCGTTCTGTTTCCATAGCCGTGCATGGAACTTCAAGACCGTTGAACTCACAGATGTAGTGCGTCAATCAGACAAGACACAGGTGGAATTACTAAACGCAATTAGGAAAGGCTCAGACACAGCAGGAGAAGCTTTAGCTACAATCCAAGCTAACGCACTGCCTTATGTAAACGAAGCCTCTACGTTGCACCTGTGCGCTTATAACCAAGATGCAGAAGCAATCAACCATCACTGGTATAGTCAGATAATGTCTCCAGAAAAGGTATATAAGGCAGTAGGTAAAGAGAACGGCTGTGGTGTATCAGAACTGCTGAAATTGAAGGTAGGGACAAAGGTGATTATCTCAGCCAACGATAATGAGAGTGGTTACACGAACGGAGAACGCGGTACAGTGGAACGTCTGTTCCCCAATGCTGTTGAAGTGAGAAAAGATAACGGAGATTTAGTAAATGTTATCCCTTTCACATGGGAGAAATACAAGCTACAGAAAGTGGACGGTAAATACAAACACGTTATCGACAGTGTGTATATCCAATTACCTCTGAAATTAGGTTGGGCTATCAGTATTCATAAATCACAAGGGATGACTTTAGAGAAAGCAGCTATTGATGTCGGTAAAGGATGTTTCAGCAATGGTCAGTTGTATGTAGCCCTATCAAGACTGAAGGATTTAAACAATATCAGCTTCGTTACTCACGTAGGAGAGAAGAATATCAAAACCAGTGAACACGTAAAAGAATTTTACTTGAATATCTCATAGGAAGAAATACGAATGGAAGAAAAAGAATTAGCCCCGTCAGGGGCTTTTTGTATTACACAAACAACACAGGAATATCTCGATAGTGTTATAGACTTAGAGATAGAATTATCCGAGAAGTTAAACCTATTAGCCCCAGAAGATAAGCTACGCTTTATCAAGCAAGAAGCTGCTACTTCATTCTCTAACTATTATGAGGTAGCTAAGTTCAGTAAAGATTTCAGGATTGAGGCTGCACAAAATATCAAGGAAGCTAATAAACTAGACCCTGACTATGTCCCTATAGAAAGATTTACTACCGAGATGGGTGTAGATGGTATGGTGCATATAATAAGGGATAAAGGAACTGTAGAGGATGCTTATAATGTAGTGGCAGAGAAACACAACAAAGGATTAAATTCCCTGAAAGAAATGTCCACCAAGGAACACTACAATCGTCACGAAATTATAGAAAGTACCGAGAAGCTATTACCAGCGGAAATAACTAAGATTGCAGATGAGGGTTTATATTCCATGATTACAAGTAAGACTACAATCAACAGTATGTTTGATAACACATACACTACAATGAAAATATTAGGAGAACTAGATTCTCTTAGAAGCAGGGTGAGTGAATTAGAGATGAGACAAACTATCACTGAATTTAGATTAGATAACCTAGGTGCAGAACTTAGTATAACGGATGCCAACAAGGTAGCCGCCCTAAAACTAAAAGCTGATGGATATAACAACACTCAAATAGCTAAGAAGTTAGGTGTAAGGAGAGAAACAGTTAGTAGATGGATTAATGCTGTGTGAGCAATGTCACACAATGTCACACTTTTTAGGATTTCCCCTAGAAATATTAGACTAAATACATGGCTCATTTTGACCCAGAAGTGAGCCATTCTCTTATCAAATATCAACCTCAGTGTTCTACCTCAAATATCCCCTATCCTTGTAACATCTTCCTGTATACTTCCTGTTTCTACCTTGTGTATGAAATATCCTTGTAAAAATACTATAAATACTTCATTTAATTAGAATTTATTTGTAAAAATTATAGTGCAAATATCAGTGTCCCTTCCTGTTAATTTAACATCGAAAATATCATACCCAAAATATACACCCTATAAGGGTATTCTAAAATCAGTTTAGAGCTATGTGATGGTTTAACACGACCACTACCTCCCAACTAAAACCTCCGAATCCTTTGAAATATCACTGATAATGCTTCTCATTTGTATTTCTATTATCAATTGCATTGTAGGAAAATTACAGAATGAATGAGAATGAGAATAATTATTATTTACTTTAATATTAGTATTATTGATTAGCTGAATGAGAATAATTATCACTATCATTTATGTTTATATTGACAGGCATAATTGTAGTGGTGAGATAGACTAATAGTTAGTGGATTTGACTAATTGATTTTATTGATTAGGAACAAGCTTTGCTTCGTGTTAGACAATCTTGCGATTGCTACCACTTCGCCTGATGATAATTTGAGGGATATTATTGGAATGTAATTAGTAGTAAATAACGCTCATAAGCAGAGTTTATTCGCTTTCAGTGTGCACACTGTAGGATAACCCTACATAAACAACAAAGCCCGCTATGCGGGCTTTTGAGTGTGTTATATTTGATGTTTATACTTTAGTCCTTATTATTTCTTACATTGTTAGCAATAGCGCCAATCAAGAATGCCAGCACTACCGCATAGATGATCATCCCTAAGATGATATAATCGTTTGTTGTCATTGGTTCTATCCCTTAATCATTTAAAGCAATTAAAACGCCAGCCATTACAGCACCACAAAACCAAGTAATTGCAGATTCTACGCTATAGATACCAAACGTACCCAGTGCAACAGATAAAACGATTAATGCATTGTCAATTTTCATTTTAAAACCCTTACTTTGTTAGGAATAGCCAGCATTTTAGAATGCTGGCGTTATGCTGTCAACCGATATTTTATAAGCAATTTTCCAAGAATAAACGGCGGTATTCGTCTTTGTATGCTCTATCTTGTTGCCAGTCTAATTTCTTTGTCATTGCTACAGCTGAAGCTTGGCGGTGAATCTCTTTCAATTTAATTTCCCGTTGCATTTCAGCATAAATTGCTGAAAAGCTTGTTGATTGCTTCTCATCTTGCCAAGCGATAATTGCATGGCTTGTCCAGATAACAATAATCGGTAAAGCTACAGCAATAAAAACGAAAATTAATACTAACATGGTTCTACCCTTTCAGATTCTAGCGCTGAACCAATTTCAGCACTTGATAAAACAATCTTAGAACAAAACAAAAGGGCTGTAAAGCCCTTTTTATAAAATTATTTATTTCTTTTTCAAGCTAACAGCCCAGCCCTTTTCCGCCTTGGTTGTCGTGGCTTTGTTGCCCGTCTTTACAGCATGAACCCGAGCTTGAGTTCTTGTACGGAAGTAAATAACCATTAGATTGTATCCTTGTGTTGTTGGCTTGCTACATTGCGCCAAAATTGCTTAGTTTGCTTGCCTTGCTCTTTTGCTTTGAGCTTGGTTTGCTTGTTATCCTGCTTTGTGTTGTCTGGATTGAATTTAAAACTTTTTGACATCTTGTTTATTCCTCAGAATCTGTTGCAATACCATTCGAATACAAATACCCGTCACGGATGTTATCTGAAATAACATACAGATATTCATCTAAACTTTCAACATTATTTACCAGATATTCCGCATTGTCAAACGGGATGAGAAAATAGTTTTCTGATAATTGTTCGATGTTCCCGTCAAAAGAAACAGCAAGGTTTGCTTGGTCAAAGCTGAATTCTACGCCTTTATCTGTGACTTCGAAGTCAACAACAAACCATTCTTTTTCGTTATCGATCATGCGTTCAAATTCAAAGCAAGGAATACGACCACGATTGATCAGGCTGTCCACTTGCTGTTGTAATGCTGTTTTGATTGCTTGTTTGTTCATGATAAAGCCCTTGTAATTGAATTAGAATTTATATTGAAAACGTTCAATGCGTAAAGAGTAGCAAGATCTTAACTTGCCTGTCAACAGCTCAGCAAGAATATTTATAAAACTTTTCCGTGTTGCTTTCACTGTAAACTGATTACCTGTTTTATGACAGATAATCAAATGGTCTGTCAATTGTTCAATTTCCTCAAAGCTTAATGCCTTGATAGCCAGAATAAGGTCTAAATCGCTTTGTGCTGTTGCTTCGATTGCTTGGATTACTGGGATCATTCCTGATCCCCTTCTTCTGATTCTAAATTGCTTTCGTATTGATCTAACGCTGACTCAATACGATCTTGAACGTCAGCATACAAAGCCCAAAAAGCTAAGGCAGAATGCAAACCAGATAAACCAGATTCTTTCAGCACTTCACCAGCACTTTCAGCACCTAAGTTATCAACCATGTAATCTGAATTGTCGGAATTTTCCAACACTGAAAGATTGTATGCGTAGTAAACAACCCACTGATGGCCGTCGATTGTTTCAGGTAATACAAAGTCATGTATTTTTTCTAAAACAGTATCCCGATCAAAAGTATCCGCCGTATTACAACCAGCATAGTCTGCTGCTTCGCTGACAATCATTTGCGCCAGTGCTGAAACTTCTTTCCAATATTCTACGCTTGATAATTGCATGATGTTTTACCTTGTTTTGTTGGCAATATTGCCGATTGTTTGCTTATTGCTACTGACTCAAATTATAAGCCAGTAGTATATAAAGAAACAAGCTTTAATTATTAAAATCGAGTTCTGTCACATTGTCAACGTCTTTTTGTTTGTTGACATATTCCCGATCAACGATTGACAGCACTTGTCTTTCAATACCCTTAAAGCTGTTTTTGTTCTCAGATTGAACTACTTTAGCAGCTTGTGCGATTAATTGTAAACGATTCATTTTAATTCTCCGATACTGTGACCAATCTCAATAATTTTCCAAGCAGTATCAACGCTGATCTGATAATGATCTGCAAAACGTTGAACCGATATAAAATTATTTACCCAATCAAGATACATTGTAACAAATTTATCTAAGCTCATATTATCACCTATTAATTCAGAATCCAGCCAAGGCCATAAACCCACCAATTAAAGAACACGTAAAGCTTACAACAAGGAATATTGCGTTGTCAACAGATTGCTTTGATAATTTCATACTTTCATTACCTTGTCATTCTGTCCAAAATAAAACCAACGATTCGAGTATTCCACCGGTGCAACAATTCTAGCGGTCCGACTACTGATCTTTTTGTAAGTATTGCCGTTTACCATGAATTGATCATCAATATCCAACTCTGCAAACACTGGGAATAATTGCCGGATCACCGGATGCAATTGATCGCGGATTTCTTTTGATGCTTTCATCTTGTTTCTACCTTATCGAAGAATTCTAAAAATTGTTGGACTGGTACACTATACCCGTTTGCTGCGGTTTTACCCTTTCTGGCAATCGTCACAAATTCATTATTAGAATATGACGGGCTAGTAATCCAGAATATATCACCTTGTTTTGGTTTGCAACGACCAATAACAAGCGCTTGTTTGGCTTTGTAATAATCACCTTGTTTAATCATCTTAAACACCACCATAATTTAAAACATTAGAATCAAAATAACCGCATTCAACAGCTTTTGCAAGCTTATTATATACTTTTTTCGCTTGCGTTAAATTGTTATCGTCAAAGCTTAACCAGAATCGACCGCCGGATAAGTCGTTAAACGGTTTACCAAAATCACCATTGCGGTTAAAATAACGTACATGGTAAACACAATCTTCGTGATACAGTTCAACACTAAATTGATTTTTCTCATAACGTTGGATATTCCCACAACGCAGAGAATATACTGTCAATGAGCCGTCTTTGTTTCTGAATTTATCTTTCATCTTGTTTCTACCTTGCTTTGTGTTGTTTCAATACGTTCAATCTATCACAGCTAAAACATAACACAAGCTTTATTTCTATTTATTTTAAATTATTTCCACTGGCTGAATTGTTTGTCAATTTATTTGACGCCTTGTAAATGAACGTATACGCGAATAACACAAGCTAACAAGCTTTGTCAATAGCTTTTATGTATTTATTTATCGTGTAAATTATTTTGACAGGCTATGTCAACTTTCATTACAGCGTGTGTAAAATTTATCGACAGTGTTGTTTGTTATTGAGAATCATTCCCATTTGCGTTTGCTGGAATTTTCTGGCTGTGTTGCTGGCTGAATTGATAGTGATGCAATCACTGGGTTAGTGATCGTGTGGGATATTGAATGGGATTTCAATCATTACTTGTTGATTTTCCAACTATTTTCGTGTCGAGGATAGAATGAAAAAGTTGCCGATGCGTATTTTAATGGTCGAGTTTTGCACTGAATTCCTTAACGAGTTCTACCTGCATCTGTCAACATTCCAACTAAATTATTCTCAATTTCTAAATTTATCCGTGCAGATTGAAATGACGGATTGATCATTTCCTACATAAAACAATGCCCGCTAATGCGGGCTATTGGAATATTAGATATAAATTTAAACATTTCCTAAAATGTAATCTCGGATTAATTCATATTGTGTAGCACTATACGTGTTCTCAAAGAATCGTGTAGCGATTTCTCGATCACCGCCTGCCATAGACAGATACTTATCGTATGCAGAAATCAGTGAGTCTTTCTTATTAACAAATGAACGTGCTTCGTAAATCGTATCATATAATTCATCAATCAATTTCTGACGGTCATTCATGGCTTGGCTCTGAACTTCAGAAGCTTCATTATATGCTTTCCACTCACGAGTAAGTTTAGCATTCTCAACAGCCTCTTTAGCAACAAGCTGTGGTGACTTAGTGCGAATTAGCTTTGGTTTAACAGTGTAGTAATCCGCTGTTGTAATTTCATAAGCATTACTATTGTATTCTTTCCTATACTGATTAGAATCAGCCAAGATTTGAGCAATCTTCTTACCAGTTTCTTCGTCTACAACAAATTCTGAAAAACTCATCAGTGTAATGTCAGATTGCGATTTCAACGATTCTGGTTGTTCAATCACTGTGAACACTGACGGAATTCCTTTCTCAGCACAAGCATAGTCAACATATTCTTGCACTTGTTCATCTGTCAGAGTAGCCAGTTCGATTTGGTTTAATGTATTAAATGGTTTCATAATATTCTCCTTTAAGTTTAAATATTCTATCGTTCAACAACAGGAACTAAGTTCCCATAACATTTCTTGTATTCCGTCTGAATCAACTCATTCAGTTTATCATATTCTTTTTCAGAATACAATTCAACTGCTGTTGTTTTCTTATCAATCCACACTTCACCTACTATGGGATGAATGTATTTAATTGTATTCTTTCTGTTCATGTTAATACCTCATGTCTCCAATCCTATCGGAATACGTGACACCTTTGGTTTTAGTGTTCATCAGATAGACAACTTTCTTTTTATCATACCACTGTTTGAACTGTTCATCACTTACAAAACGATTAGGTAAATCCCAAGCTTTGTAATGTTTATTATAACTATTCTCCACAATAACAGATACTTCCACTTCTTGTTGCTCAGTTAATTCAAACGTCCCAACTTGCTGCATATACTGAAATCGAATTAAACCTGCGACGTGACTTTTACTATGCTTGACAAATTCTGTTTTAACCAGATTTGGTTCAATGTCAACCCAATCATCAACAAAACCATTCCACAGGTAGATGTCAGGATTACCGTCAATCTGTTGTAAGAGTGCAATCAATTTATCTTTCTTCACTCTCTATCCCTCCACAATTTCAAGTTTAACAGCTTTGTTGAATGAAAACATATGACAGTTTTCACCCTTGTCTAATTTACATTCACGATAGTACTGACTTCTCAGCTCTTTGTCAACCACTTTCTTATATTTAAAATCAGTTGTTGCTGTGTTTGCAGTGAAACATGATAATGTAGCCACCAGTATTAGAAAACATCTAACCACGATCCCTCTCCTCATCCAAACATGCTCTATAACGCTCTACAATTAATTCTAAGCCACTTTCTCCTTAATCCTATCCGAATGTATTGGGATAAATTATCGTGGCCTAGAACGCTTCCTATTGCGTTTAAATTAATTTGTAATGGCTTAGTAACATCACCATGCAATTTAACCCACATATTAAGTTAACAACTTTTAAGGTCATGGAAGTGTTCTCAGGTATTAAAGAGATCCAAAAATTTGCAATCATTAGAATCCATGTAAAGGTAATCATATTTATTCTCCTTTGCTGTACAATTTAACAAAATCTTCTGTATCACAATCGTTATGATCATAATACACATCACCAAACTGTGCAAGCTCTTTTGCTAAAGTTTTCATAATTTCATCGCTACTACCCCAACAACCTAAGCTGAGGATTACTTTATCACCTTCATATGTGTCTGAATAATCAGAGTCACAACCGAAGTGGATAGATAATTGACGCTTCTGAAAGCTGGTGTCTAACCCTACTGGACGATATTTAAAACCAATGTAGAAACTAGCAATACTGCCCATAAAATGTGGTTCATACTCATTACTACGACCACCGTAAAACCCTAAAGACTCATTTTTAATGACAGTCAATACATTACTTAACAAATCCAAAGCCACTTCTTTACCAGCACATACAAACAGTTTAGCATCTACACTCATTTATTCCTCCTACAACGCTCTATGAGCGATTATTTATGTTATCCTAAGCCAACGTATAGCTTAGCTGTTAAAACGTCTTAGAATGAATACAGCAAAGCATGGCTTTGTCTGCCTGTTCTGGAAGAACAGTCCTAGAGCGTTTAAATTGAATGTCCAATCTCAATTAGTAACGATGTTTCTTTATCTACCCAATCTTCACACAAACGATGACAGATATTATCAATTTCAAAAGCGTTAGTGTCAGGCCAATAAAAGAAGTCGTAACTGGTTGAATAAATCTTATCAGAAACTTCTTTAGGAAGCAAGTTCCATACTGATTGACCATAACGGTAATGATAAGATCTCCCTTCTTCAACAGCTTTCCAAGCTTGATGCTTCAGTTTAATGTATTCTTGCATTAACATTACTTGTTCTCCTTAATCCGCTTCGCTGTACGTTGTAATCCTCTTAATGTTTTAGCTAAATCTAAGTCATTTACAGGATTCTCAATCATGCTCTTTAAACTATTGAACGTTGTATGACAAGCTGCAACATTCCCTGCTTCATAAGGCTTGTTGCTATCAATACGGTCGATTGTAAACGTATCTGCTGTCAATGTCAACCCTGTGAAATAACATTTCTTAGCTTTGCACATATTCTTAAAGCTAACAAAAGAGATATTGAAATCAATACCACGATCTTTACTGGAACGTGCTTTACTTACATAAGCCATAGCAATCTTGATGTCATCGCCAGAATGCCGGTTAGTGGTTTTATTTGCAGGTTTCTTTGTAGTCATCGGTAAATCCTCATTCGTTTCGATGTGAACAACTCTACGCTCATCTGTTCCCTGTATCAACAAGAATTTTAAATAAATTCGTAAACGATTCTGGTTGACATGAGAGGTGCATGTGTGTAAAGTGGCTGCATGTTCAAACGTATGGAGAAATTTAGATGAATAACAAAATCGAGAAAGGTTGTTTAGCTATTGTTGTTGCTGGACGTTGCTCTGAGAACATTGGTAAAGTGGTGAGAGTTGGTGACTTCGTTGGACAGTTACCCGATAGCCGATTAAAAGATTATTGGCGAGTGGATAAGCCAATGAAGTTTGATAATGCTTTTGGTGTTCTTGATGGAGAGCGGTACTTTAATAGAGAATGTAATCTTTTACGTATTGACTCTTACGACGAAGATATGTATAATTATGAACAGATTGATCAATTAGAGAAGGAGAAAGTGGAATGAGTGATTTCTTGGTTGGTAAGACAATTGTCAAAATTATGATTGCTGACGATAAGGAAGCGTTGTTGTTTAAGTGTGTCGATGGAGACCATATTGTTAAAGTTGATGCTGGTTGTTGTTCACATACTTGGATAGAACACGTTGAGTTACCTGCGCTGGGCTTTCCTGCATTAGTGTTAGGTTTTGCTGATTTAGAGTTATCTGGCTCAGACGACAATCACCCAGAATATGATTGTTTACAAGTATATGGTTGCTCCATCACGACAACCAAAGGTGAAATAGTGATTGACTATCGAAACTCGTCAAACGGTTATTACGGAGGTAATTTATCTTGGCCGGATGATAACTACTTCTACGGTGGTGTCTATGGTCAAAATGTATCAACTATGAATTGGGTAGATATTGTTGAATAATAACAAAGCTCCTGCTGAAGCATTAGAAGAACTAATCATCCTGTCTGGGATGTATCGTGTACAGCTTGGATTGGTGTCTAAGCTTTCAGGAGCTATTTTAGCTAATGATAAACATAAAGCTAAGAAGTTGTGGAGTGAGATGACAGAGATTAAGAGTTATCTTTGTGACATATTAACTTGTGATATTGAGGAATATTTGTTTAGTTAACACGTTTTCTTATTCCAAAACGTTATTAGACAAACAAGGTATCTATGTTACACTTAAGGGTGTATTAGCAAGTAATGGAGGAATACTATGAAGATTCGTATTGATGATGTGGTGAAAACTTTGATGTTTATTGATGGAAGTATCTATCTGGAAATTGATAGTCAGGAACATCTGGAAGAAGTAATCGAACATCTTGAAACGATGTGGGAAGTGTTTGAGGAAAATTAGAAGCTAAACTATGTATAAAACCCTTACAGGACAAGGCTTGTAGGGGTATTTTTATTAAGTTTTCACTTATACAGAGAAGCTGTAGCTTGAAAGGCGAAGCCTTTGTCTTTTTATTGGAGTATTAGAAGGGTTATTTAATGATATTAGACTACAAGATTAACAAGAAATTACTACCATTTAGTGATAAGATAAAGAATGGTTTAGTTAAATACTTAACCCAGTTCAGTGGTATAAAGATTACTAAACACAAGCTTGATTTAATAGACAAGGTGTGTAAGTGCTTTGTGTTGAACATAGCCAACGCAGTTAAGAGGAAACAGACTAAGTTCTCTGTTGCACTAGATCAGACAGTATACTCATTACCGGCTATCTACAATGGTAACAACACAGGTAGAAAGGTTAGCTACACGTATATGAAGGTGCTGATTAACTTCATTACATCTCAGGATGATTTTAACCTCTACAAAGGTGGTGTTACCTCTTGGGAATGGGATGGTGTTATAAAGAAAGTGGTAGCTAAGACATGGGAGACAAGCTACATTGAGATCCCTGATCACTGGATTAGTGAGATAGACTCTATTGTGAATAAGATTGATATTGTAAATGAATCAGTTCTTGAGGTAAGAGATTCTAAAGGTAATGTGTTAGCTAAACGTTTACCGGAAAGACAGAAAGAGTTAGTAAGACTCTTAACTAAATTTAACTATAAACTTGTTGACTCTGAGTTTAGAATCGAGGATAATAAGTATTCTGTGCAAGTTAAGAAGATTTACAACAATGGTTCTTTTAACGAAGGTGGGAGGGTGTATATGTCTGGTGCAGGATTAAGTGATATGATTAATCGTGAGCAACGTATTAAACTGGAAATAAACGGAGAACCTACAGTTGAGTGCGATTATGGACAATTGTTTCCTCGGATTGCCGCTGATTTAGTTGGTGTTACACTGGATAAGTCCTTTGACCCGTATGGAATCACTATATCAGGTTATAAACCTTCTGTGGTACGTTCATTGGCTAAGGTTGGTCTGATGTGTTTATTCAACTGTAAAGACGAAGAAGGTGCTACGTTTGCTCTAATCAAAGAAATGAACCAGAAGTGGTTGAAAGAACAGATTGACCAAGCGAAGGACGAAGGTCAATGGCCTGACTTCCCTGTAGCAAGACGTGTTGTGGAAGCATTACTTGAAAGAAATGATTATGTGAACACGTATTTCTTTAGTGATAGTGCATTAGACCTCATGGCTATAGAATCTACGATGATGGATTATATTATTGAACGTGTGTTGTCTGACGACCAGATCATGATCCCAATACATGATAGTATCATTGTTCAGGAGAAATACAAGGATAAGGCAGTGAAGATTATGGAACGTGCTTACGAAGTGGTTGTTGGTGGGAATAATTGTGTTGTTAGAACGAAAGGTGCTGAGCTATGAACACCCCACAAAACACATACTGGAACACTCGTGATGGGAGAAAGCTACTGATTGCTGACATGGATTTAGACCATGTACAACACTGTGTATCCCTCATGTCTAGACAGACGGGGTTCACTGTAGCTTATTACAGTTATTGCCCTAGAATTAAACTGTGTGAGTTGATTACAGCTTATGAGCTAGATCGAACACTAGCTGCTTTAACTGATCCAAATTTATAAACACCTAAGCCCAGCATTCGCTGGGCTTTTTATTGCCTAAAATAAAGTGAAATAATGCTTGACGCACAAGATAATGTGCATTAGAATGTATCTATTGAAACAAATGAGGAGATTGAGATGAAATTACTAGGAAAAACAGTAAACTACTTCGGTGTTCTGATTAACGTCACCGACGATACTAAATATTTAGTTACATCAAAAGAAGGTAATGTTTATGCTTCCAACCAGAAACCTATGTTCTATGATGATCTTGGGTGGTGTTACGATTGGGAGCAGTGGAGTCATTTAGTGGTTAAAGTAGACCTTGAAGGGATGGATTGGAAAGACACTTTGATGGAGGTGGAATGATAAACATTCCGACAAGCACCCTATTCCTCTCTAAAACGCTCTAGGGTTCATTCTAAGCGATTATTTAGGTGAAAGGGTGTGTTGATGTGGGTGAACACAGATAATTGATTGTAGACGATTGTAGCAATGTTTGCTGCCAGCCGATAGGCTGTTGTAGGAGGTTTTAAATGAGTAAAGTATATCAAGATTATTTGGAAGCAAAACGGAATTACGAGACAGCGGATCGTTGGGCTACTATGCAGAAACGTGGTGGTGGTCGTATGGGCGGAGACAGTTTCGCTATCTCTGTTGACCATTCAGCAATCAAGCTTGTTCGTTGTGGTCAATATCAAACGGGTGGTCAAAATTACTGGGAGACTGACGCAGCTTTTAATAAGTGTTTGCTGGAATGGATTGTAGCAAACATTGACACTGTTCAGGAAGGTGCTTTAGCTTTGATGAAACAGAAGGAACATCAAGCATTGATTAAGTGTAAAGAGTTTGTTGCTGAGATTCAGAGTGCTATCAACCAAGCTGATACTAAAGTAGAGTAACACACACAAGCCCAGCATTCGCTGGGCTTTCTTTTATCTGCAATTTGCTATTGACATCACCACTCATTCGTGTAAAATAGCTCTTATTGAAGCAGATTGTGGAGAATCTTATGAACGTGTTTTACACCAACAAATGTCCAATTGAAGCTGCCTATGATCATAACAAAGTGCATCAAGTCAAAATGATTGTTGAATACCTTTTTAAAATTAAGGGGTTTAAATGAAAAAGTATTTCTGTGAATGGTGTGGCACTGAGCATTTTAAACCACGCTCTAGGTTTTGTTCGGATGAGTGCAGATCACTATATAGAAAATCAAAACCTAACCCCTGTCTTGGTAGAAAACAATCAAAAGAGACAATAGAGAAAAGGATAAGGAATACAGACCAGAAAGCAAAACAAGCAAAGTTGAGATCCACTATGCTTGAGAGGTATGGTGTAGAAAATGTAGCACAATTGCTTGAAGTAAAAGAAGCTATTTCTTTAGCTGCTAAAAATAGACCAAAAGACCCAAGAAGTGCAGAACATAGTAAGAAGATTGCCGAAAACAGGAAAATAAATGGCACTAATAAACATACTCAAAAGACCAAAGATTGGTTAAGAGAGACTATGCTAAGACGTTACTCTGACCCAGATTTAGATAGGAGTATTCACGTTGCAGTTGATATAAAATCTTGGCACAAGAGCGGCAGGGTTGACGCTATCTACTTCAGGTCATCTTATGAGGAAAAATTCTTGTTGTTTTGTAAAAAGTTTAATATTGAGGTAATATCAGCAGCGAATAAAGAATTTGCAGTGCCTTACATGGCCGCTGATGGGAGAATTCACCATTACTTTCCGGATTTTTATTTACCTAATTACCATACAATAGTGGAAATAAAACCTATCTCACTTTTAAATGTATATCCGAATGATGTAAAGATTGATGCTGGATTGAAACATCACGAAAACTTTGTTATACTCACTGAAATAGATGATTTCTTCGATGAGGTAACTTGGCAACCTTTCTACGAAGAAATAGTAAATAATTGGATTAAATAAGGAGAGATTTATTACACGTATAAACACCGTAGAACCAGTAGAGTTGGCCAGACAACATTTACTTGCCGAATACGTGAATTACCCCGTGTATTCACTCTTGTAAAGAATTGGAAAGGTACTGGTGTAAATTACTACAACTTCAAACGTCTGAAGAAACAACCACAAGAGTATACGCTTGGTACAGGACACATGACTCATTTCGCTGATAAGTTACAATGGCTCGCTGATAGATACGAATTACTGTGTGGTGAGTGGCGTAATCGTGGATATAAAATTCAGCAAGTAGAACGTAAAGATTTAATTGAAGGTATTGACAATAAATTCTTAGGTGGGTATACTGTTACACAAGAAGCATTGCGATTAAACCGTGAACGTATAGCAGAAAGATTTGGAGACAAACAATGAAATTTAAATGTATTGAAGATTTCTGGATGCTCAATGAATCTGAGGAAAGTGGGAATATTCCAGCGTTTAAGGCTGGAGATGTGTATGATTTCTACGTAGGAAAAGAATCTGCCTACGTCCCTGAGCTGTATACACCTAAAAACAATCAACAATCTTGTCATTACATGTATAAGAGTGTTGTTGATGAACATTTTATTCAAGTGGAGGAGTAACAAATTGATAAAAACATTAAAGTTCAGGGTGAAAGATAAACACATTAAACATTTGAATAAGGTTGCAGCTAATGTGAATTTTGTCTGGAACTATATCAATGAACTTAGCTCACGCTCAATCAAAGAGCGTGGGGTGTTTTTATCCGAATTTGATATAAACAAATACACAGCAGGTTCAAGTAAAGAGCTTGGGATTCCTGCTCAAACAATACAAGAAGTAAGTAAAGAGTATGTCACCCGACGTAGGCAATTTAAGAAACGTCGACTACGTTGGAGGAAAACCAAAGGAAGTGGTAGATCGTTAGGTTGGATTCCTTTTCAACCACAAACAATTAAGTTGGTTGATAGTAAAATTAGATTTAATAGTGTTTTGTTTAGCTTTTGGGATTGTCATAATATATCGCAATACAAACTTAAATCAGGTTCATTTAACGAAGATTCTAAAGGTCGGTGGTATCTTAACATTGCTGTTGAATGCGAGGCTGTAAAATCTAAGGGAACTCAGTTAATCGGTATAGATTTAGGTTGTAAAGATGCTGCTGTGACATCAACAGGAATAAAGCTTGACAATGGTTGGTATCGTGAGTTAGAATCTAAGCTCAAATTAGCGCAAAGAGCTAATAAGAAAGACAGAGTGAGGTCGATTCACTTAAAGATAAAGAATAGACGTAAGGACGCTATTCATAAGTTTACACGCAGTTTGGTAGATTCCAGTGCTGCAATCTTTGTTGGTAACATTAGTTCTCGGAAGCTTATTAAAACTAAAATGGCAAAATCTGTTTTAGACGCTTCTTGGGGACAGATTAAATCTACATTGGAATATAAATGCGCTAACGCAGGTGTGATTTTTGAAGTTATTAATGAAGCATACTCCACCCAGACTTGTTCGTGCTGCGGGATTATCCCAGACAGTAGTCCGAAAGGTAGAGCAGGTCTTGGAATACGGCAATGGGTTTGTTCTGAGTGCGGAGCAGAACACGATAGGGATGTGAATGCGTCTAAGAACATTGCTGCGGCGGGGCACCGCCGTCTTGAAGAAGGAATTCTCCTTGATTAGAGGAGAAGGGTGTCATAACAGAAAGAACAGTTAGCTAATGTTGAGAAAGAATTGGAGGAATTGAAATGAAGAATTTAGCTTATAGTACAGTGTTTTTTCTAATTATGAACGTGATGGTTGCTATCATCATGGCTGTATCAGGATTTAACTTTACGTTCCCTAATCCAGATATTCCTGAAGTGCATGGATATTATCTGTGGTATGGATGTTTTGAGTTTATTGTCGTGTTAGGTACATTGTTGTTTGCTGAACACATTTGGAACAAGAATGATTGATTTCAACAGCTTGCCAGAAATATTACAGAAGTTCTTGACAGAACTGAACAAGCAGTATAAGATTGCTGCCATATCTGCTGTGGATGGTGATGGTGCTTACAAAGAGTATCAGGTGGCCTGTAAAGGTAAAGTGTTTTATATTTACCACCATCTAATCAAAGATGAGTGGACATGGAAAGAACGTGGTAGTATGAGCTTTCCTAAACAATTGATGATTGAGGAGAAATGATATGGGGATGTATACCGAAATTTTTGTGAATGTTGATTTGAAACAAGACATCCCTGAAGATGTGTTGTATGTCTTGAAAGGGATGGTTCGAAGTGTTAAGGAAAAGAGTAACTATCACCACCTACCCTTCAATCATTCTGATGTTGACACAGATGATGCTAAGTTCGTAGAATTAACATCAAAGTTTAGTAACAGATTTCCTTGGTTGTTTTGTAATGGTTCTTACTACACACCAAACACAACAGTTGCTGAACTTTCGTATGACTTCATTTCAGAGAGCTGGTCGTTGTTAGGTAAAGGTGACATTAAAAACTACGATGGTGAGATTCAACAGTTCTTTGAATGGATTGCTCCTTACTCAGATACAGAATTCTTAGGGTATTCTCGATACGAAGAATGTGATGAACCAACATTGTATTACCGTAAAGATTTCTCAGGAGAATAACCATGTGGGAAGTGAACAGCATTAAAGAGTTGTCTACTCAAACCCTGTCAGCCCTTCGAGCCTTGAGGTGCGATACAGCTCGTGATTTGTCTAAAGAACTTAATGATGTGATGGCAGAGATTGATTTGATTGACCATGAGTTGAAGCTGAGAAAAGACAAGGATACGTCAAATGACCATTGAACAAAAACGTCAACAGATTCTTGACATCTTAGAATATTTCGGATTTGAAACGGTATTCAGTAATGAGATATTCTCCGTAACAGTAGGAGACAGTGTATATGGTACTTGTCAGATAAATTATCAGTACGGTAAACATGGTGGCTATTTCTCTATACTTGAGTCAAAGAATGGCAATGCTTACGATTTCAATCTATCAGGTATTCGTAGTAATGACTTTGAGAAAGTGAAGGGTGCATTCTGGTTGTATTGTAAATTGGTTAAGGAGTATTGCAGTTGAGTAAAGATAGTGGGGATTTTGTAGGACATTTCCACTGCATAGGTAGTGAGTGTTCTAATAAACATGACTGTCATAGCAGTGACGGGTTAGCGATTTATCAACACACAGATGAAAACGATGTAGTCACGTATGACGGGTTTTGTTGGTCATGTAGCCAATATTATTCATCTACGGATATTGGTAACTCATCTATTGCTGGAGATTTGGGGATCGAAGGTGGAGTTGTAGTAAACGCAAACAAAGTTACCGCTAAGCCTAAAAAAGAACCTATGACTAAAGATGAAGTCATCAACTTCATTAAAGAAATTGGTTACATTGGTAATGGTATTCGTGGTATAAAAGATGAGTATAACCAATTCTACGGGCATTTAACTAAACTTGATAATGAAGGTAATCCCGTAGTCCGGTTCTATCCTGAAACTTCCGAAGGCAAAGTTACTGGGTATAAATCCAGAATCTTCCCAAAGAAATTCGGTATGTTGAACAAAGGTCGTACAGGAATTAAGTCTGAGTTATCTGGTCAGGTAAAGTTTAAAGCTGGTGGTAAGTATTTACTTATTTGCGGCGGAGAGGAAGATAAGGTAGCCGCATTCCAGATGCTACGTGACAATCAAATTAAACGGGGGCAGAAAGACTTTGAACCTATCGCGGTAGTTAGCCCTACTACGGGGGAAGGTAGTGCAGTAAAGCAGATTGCAGCTCAGTATGACTTCTGTAATTTATTCGAGAATATTATCTTAGGTTTAGATAACGATGATGTAGGTAAAGAAGCTATGGCAGAGATTGCCAAAGTATTGCCAGCAGATAAAGTAAAAATTGCATTGTGGACTATGAAAGACCCTAACAAGATGTTAGAATCTGGAAAGCAAGAGCAGTTTGTGCGAGACTTCTTCAGTGCAAAACCTTATCTCGATGACGGTATTATTTCCTCTATTGATGCAGATGATGGGTTGGAATCGGAGTTATCCAGACCTAAGATTAAGTTACCAGAGTTTATGTCTGATTTACAAAAAGCATTCTCAGGTGGAATCCCATTAGGTTATTGGGTAAACTGGATCGCTGGGACAGGCGCTGGTAAAACTACTACGGTTAACGAAGCCATTCGTGAATGGATTTATACTTCACCCTATAAGGTTGGGATCGTTAGTCTAGAGTTAACTGCTGCACAGTATATGATTGCAATGCTGAGCCGTGAGGTTGGGTATAAAATTAACTTGATTGATTCCCCAGAAAAAGCTGTAGAGTTTATCAGACAACCTCATGTAGTAGAAGCACGTAATCATTTAAAGATGAACGAGTTCGGAGAAGAACGTTTTGCGTTGTTAGATGATCGGGAAGGCAGTCTTGACAATGTTAAGAAACAAATTGAACGGCTGATTAAGAAACATGGCTGTCAGTTGATCGTTATAGACCCGCTTAACGATTTGTTTGATGCTTCTACATGGGATGAACAGACAGCATTTATCAAATGGATGAAGACCATGCTGAAATCCGGTATTACATTCTCTTGTGTTTGTCACGTAAGAAAAGGTAATGTATCTACAGATAAACACGGTAAGCGTATTGAACGAGAGCTTACGGAAGATGACGTGTCGGGCTTGTCGCTCGTAACAAAAAGTGCGGGGGCTAATATTTTCTTAAATCGTTCAAAATACGCAGAAGATCCTATAGTTCAAAACACAACTAAAGTAACATTAGGTAAGTGTCGTTGGACAGGGGTAACGGGTGTAGTTGGAAGTTGGTATTATGACTTGCAAACACACACAATGCACAATTATAATACATTCTTTAATCAACAGCCACCAGACTTTACGGATAATTATTATCCCGCTGGTGAAGATGATGAAATAGACGTAACCAATCTTTTCTAAGGAGATTTATGTTAGAGTATCGCAATTTAAAATTAGCCAGTGATATAGAAGCAAAGGGTTTCTATGATGTAGTAAATTCTAAAGAGGATATTCACTGTCTGTGTTCTGTTGATATTGACACAGGTAAAGTGATACTCTTTCATAATAACCCTGAGTTTGATAATGTAGTTGTTGTAGATCCTTACGACAATAAAGAGTACACAATACCTAAACGTTCAGGTACATTGGATGAAGGTATTGCATTTTGGAGTAATGCAGCAAATAACGGTAGCTTGCTAATTATCCATAACTGTCATACATATGACAGACCAGTTATTGATAAGATTTGGCCGGAGAATACAATACCTTTTGATAGTTACCATGATACGTTTATCCAGAGTAAACTACAGTGGTTTGAACGTCCTTGCCCTAAAGGTGCAAAATCTCCACATGGGTTAAAAGCTTGGGGTATTAAGTGCGGGATTAATAAACCAGAGATCACTGATTGGTCTACAATGGATGCTTTCAAATTACACAGGGTTATTGAAGACTGTAAGATCCAAGCGCAAACATATTTGATGTTAGAGAAGGAACGTAACTACTTACGAGACACCTACGGTATTGATTTTACCTACGCTCTTAAAGTAGAAGCGTTGTACGCACATGAATGTTTTCTACAAGAAACCACAGGTGTTATGGTAGATATTGACCATATCAAACGCTGCATTGATGACTTGGATATTAAGATTGAAGTATTACGTGCGGAGATTGAACCACAACTACCACCTACGATTAAAGGTGCTACAACAAAAGTATCTCGTAAAGAGATGGCAGAGTTGTTTGGTTTTGATTCAAGTAAGATTGTAGAATCTACATCTCAAAGGAAGAAAGATGGTGAAGTGGTTACAGTAGTAGATAAACCTTATTATAAACCTACTATTAACTTTACTTCTAAGGAGAAGGTAAACCAATACTACGGGTTTAATTTATCTTACGGCGCTACACCAGTATTCAATAAGAAGAAAGATTTAACTGATTGGATTAAAGCAAGTTACCCAGAGACTAAGAACAAAGACTGGGATATTGAAAAGAAAGAAGTGGTAACTGAAGTTATTAACTCACATACATGCAATTGGTTTGGAGTAGAACCTACAGATACGCATATTATTTCTGGGCCATTTACACGTATCGAGATTGAACCGTCTACCATGACACAATCCGATATAGTGAAAGCGTTTTTAATTAAACTTGGTTGGAAGGATGCGGATTCTTGGAACATACGGAAAGATGCTTATGACAATTGGATTAAAGCAGAACAAGATGTAGAGGTACGGTGGCCTGAAAAGGCGTTACCGGAACATCAGTTAGTTAAGTTTGTTAAGAAAGGCGAATACTTGGTTAGTAGTCCTAAATTAACTGACGATGATTACGACCAGCTCCCAGAAGGTTTAGGTAAAAAGATCGCGGAGTATAACACGTATCAACACAGACGTAGATTCTTAGAAAATCCGGAAGACCCTGAGAATAAAGGATTGTTAAGCTATGTCCGTGAGGATGGGCGTATTCCAGCAGGAGTTAATAATTTCGCTACTCGTAGTGGCCGTGGTGCCCAGAGGATTTGGGTTAATGCCCCTTCAGATAGCGCTTTGTATGGTAAAGAAATTAGACAGAGTGTTATTTGTCCTAAAGGTAAAGTATTGGTAGGTATTGATATGAAGTCTGCACAGTTATCCATTGCAGCGTATTATGCTAATAACTATGAATACTATAATAACGTAGCTTCTGGAATGGAGTATTCAGAAGATGGTAAATATTTAGGACAGACAGCACACTGTGTAAACGCTCGTATGTTCGGCATGGTGTCAGAAGTGGATTGGCAATCTGCTGTGGAGACTCAAGATAAAGAGTTAATCCACAAAATAACCTTGAAACGTAAGGCAAGCAAGGGTGGTAGTTTCGCTGTAATCTTCGGTGCATCAGGTAAGAAGGTGGCTAAAACTATTGGAATCCCTGAGAAAGAAGGTGCTAAACGTAAAGACCAGTTCTTAAAACAGATGGGTCTTGACAACACGATTAAAGCATTGTCTTTGTATGAAGATAAATTCAAGTACAAGGGTGGTTTCTATTTACCATTAGCCTTTGGGTATTGGTTATGGAATAACAGTAGCCATAAGAGTGTTAACACCATCGTTCAGGGTTTTGAAGCTTTAGCTCAGAAAATGGCAGCAATCCGTTTAGGTAAAGAGTTAGACAGGTTAGGTTTACGTAATCATATTAAACGTGTATTAGACGTGCATGACGAAACTTTATTAGAAGTTTCAATAGGTTACGAGGAACAGGCAGGTAAACTTGGAGGTTCTTGTTACACTTGGGCTGCTGAGCAGATATTCAAGTATCACAGAAAAACTCCTGAACACTTTGCTAACCACACACCACCACAGTTCGCTATTGACCTCAATGGAGGTTATAAAGTGGGTGAAAATTATTATGATGTCCACTAAGAGGTACTATGGAGTTCTTTAAAAAGGAGATACCGGTGGAGTTTAATAACGCTTCAGGTATTTATAAAATAGTTAATGGCGTCAATGGCAAAGTCTATATTGGGAAAACTATAAACTTCCGCAAAAGATACGCCAACTATAAAGCAGGGTATAAGAAACAAGATGTTAGAAAGATAAATGAGTATTTTCTTAACGCTATAAACAAACATAGTCCAGAAAATTTTACATTTAGCATTGTAGAGGTATGCGATCCATCTTTGGCTGCCGAAAGAGAAATGTATTGGATACAAGAGTTTTGTGCTTTAGACCCTAAGCGCGGGTATAACCTACGTTTAGACTCAAGCACCGGACTTATCGTAGATGCCAGAACACGAGATAAAATTTCAAAAAGAATTTTAAAGGAGTTTGAAGATGGAACACGAAGTCCCGAAAAAGTATCTGAATTCTTTTCAGATTTCTGGAAGAATAACCCTTGCGTGAAAGAGGGGATGAAGGTTGCAGTAAGTGCAGCTAATTGTTCTTTCTTTCTACAGAAAACTATGGAGAATATACCTATAACTTTATGGCAAGGTATTAATCAAGTTATTGAGAACAATCAAGGTTTTAAGTTTCAAAATATTTATGCGGCTTGCAACGGATCTAAAAAGTCCTATAGGGGTTATAAGTGGGAGAGGTTTGAATCATTACCCGCTGAGTATGAACACCTTTTATCGGATTTACCGTTTTCTTATGGTAACGCAAGGTTTAAACAAGAAAAGAGTTTGTTCGAGCAAGAAAGCTCTCCTACAAAAGCGATGGTTGTTTATAAAGTCTATTGCAATGGTAATAAATTTGTGGTACTTTATAGAGGTCTGGGCGTTATAGCTGCTGCGGTATCTTCCGCTATGTGTAGGCACCAAACTTCTGAAGTTAACGCTAAAGGGTTTAAGGTTATAAAAGAACGGTTCGACGAGTCAATCGCAGATTTTGATTTCTTAAACAGTGAAGCGGAGAGACTTAAAACTTTTATAGAAAATTCTTCACAAGAAGATGTTGACACAACGGAATAACGTGCTATAATTTCTGCACGTTTTAACAAAGGAGAAGTTTATGAATAAATATATGGTCGGAATTATTTTTATGTCAAACGGAAAGTTATGTTCATACGGTGGTTCTTGTGAATACAATCCTCCGTGGGGAGGCTGCACTTTTGCAGGTTATTGTAAGTTTCAGGTTTAACAAAGGAGAGAAATAAAATGCGTAATACACAGAATTGGCCTGTTGGTCTAGCGTTAACTTACTTCGCTGCGGTAATCGGCTTAGTGATTGGTTGGATTATGAATATCGTAGCTCTTGTAGGCGGTCCAGAATTAGCTCAATGGACAACGCTAGAAGTGTTGCGAGTGGTTGGTATTTTCGTAGCACCTCTTGGTGGTGTGCTGGGTTGGTTATAATTAAGGAGAGAAATGATGCTGTTAGATATTAAAGATTTACAAGTTGGTAAAACATATCGACACGTTGCTGGCGAACTCCACCCTTACTTCAAGTTCACTGGTGATACTTTCACGGTGAATGATATTGACGAAGATGGCGATGTCGCCACATTAGATTCTACTTGGAGAGGAGCTACGCTGGGGATTGGCTGGTTTATCACAGATGACAAGTCAGATGACTCTTTAACAGAAGAAAACGGTATTTTAAAATTTGAGGAGGTAGTATAACATGCAAGATTTACAACAATTTGAATTGACACAGCAGCTTATCTATATCGAGAATTTCTATGATGATTTGAGTAGCAATCGTTTTGCGAATGCCCCAGATTATCAGAAGAAACGTAACCTAATTGAAACAACAATCAGTGGTCGTAGTAAGATTTACGCTTTGCTGAGTCGTTTCAATAATCAGAATTAACGTAGAACATTATCAAATACGAGAGTATTTTAATTTGTAAAGCAGCCTAATGGCTAATATTAATCAATATGAGGTAATTTAAGAATGGCTTATAAACCACAACAAAACAATCAATCTGAACGTAAACAAAACACTGGTATCGCGCCTAATGGTGTAGCTTACAAATACCCAGTGCCTGAAGGTGGAAACCAAGCAGCCCGTATCAGCTTGATTGTAAATATCGGTACACAGAAACGTTTTTATGAAGATAAAGACACTGGGGAAATCACAGAGAAGAAGCCAGCACAGCAGGTTGTAGTGTTTGCTGATTTAGTAGACCAAGTGGTTGATTACGGCGGGGACATCGGAGAGAAACAATATCGTCTGATGCTGAACAACAGCTTCAAGGGTGATGTTAAGGGTGTGGATTTCATCGGTATGCCCCCTCGTGATGCTGATGGTAATATTATCAGTGGTCGTGAATGGACATTTCATCCAACCAGTTTGCTGACTAAGATTGCTAAAGCAACTGGTTGTGACAACATTCTTGGTGTAGATCGTGATAACAATATGGACATTTACCAATTGTTAGGTAAAGCTTTCTACGCAGATGTTCAGGTCAATCGTACTGACTCTGGTAAAAAGAATGACAAAGGTGAACCAATCATCTATAATAACGTTAACTTCAAAGGTGCAAGTAAATTGCCAATGGTTAAAGGTAAGCCGTTAGAAGTAGAAGATTTGCAAGTAGAACCATTGATTCTTGACCACAATAATGTCACAGAACAAACTGTTGTGTATTTACGTGGTAAAGTGTTGCAAATGATGAAGCTTGCCCCTGAGTATCAAGGTAGTAAGTTACAGAAGTTGGTGGAGGTAGAGAACACTGCACCAAACGCAGCAGGAAGCTCTACAGGCGACGACGCACCTTCGGTGACATCTACACAAGGCTCGGGCAAGAAAGCTGCTACAAAGGCTTCTCAAAGCGTTGTAGATGATATTCCGGCTGATGATTTGGACTCAGACCCATTCTGATGTAAATGTTGTACGGGCTGTGTAACAGCAGCCCTTGTTTAAGAGGAGATTGTGATGGAACAAGAGATTAGAGAAATGGATTGTCGTGTAGTGGAAGAATATTACTACCCAGATGATAAAGATTATAATTACATTATCCGTCAATATGGATTGGATGGTGAATGGTTTGAATATGAAGCCGAAGTTAATTCAGGTAGTGGAATCGGTGCTGATTACCAAGTGTTCATGTCTGACGACTTGGATGAAGTAAGAAACGAAGCTAAGAAATGGCTTGATACTCTTATTGAAATTGATTTCACTGAAGAATCGTATGAAAGCGAAGAATACGAAGGTTATACTTTATTGGTTAGTGATAAGTTACCTGTAGTAAATATCCTGAACAGTGATGGTGTTTTGATTGAAGCAATGTTCAAAGAGAATCATTCTACTGAAGACTTGTTTTTAGTTGGTCAGAATTACGTTGATAGTTTAATTAATAAGGAGAGTAAATAATGGCGTTACCTACAGATCCAAAAGTTCGTGAAGTAGTTCGTAAGCGGGTGGTTGAAGCTGCTCAATATCTGCGAGAAGTAGATACCTTGAAAGAGGACATTAAGCAACTCAGTGCTGCCACCAAAGAAGAATATGATATTGCACCCAAAGAATTCACAGGTTGGGTTAAGGCTGAGTATAATGCTCAGAAACTTCAAGACCAGATTGAAACTTTGCAAACCGCCCTTGCTGAGCATGAGATCCTAACGAAGTAACAATCAGATTAATACACGGGCTGGGAGCAGAAATGCTTTCGGCCTTTTTCGTTTATATAGGAGAGAATTATGGGTATTGATATTGAAAGTAAATTAATGTTGGTTCCACGAAATCAAGACGCTTTACACGAAGCTGTCAAAGCTAAAGCCGATGAAGACTTCGACGGCGACTTCCATACTACTTTAGAAGAACTTGGATTAGATTACGCCAGTCCTTGGTTTGATGCAGACATTGAAGATTTAGACATAGGTGTTGAGTTACCTGTTGCACTTTATGAAGACTTAATTGACCAAGAATCTGCTTGGTGGGAGTCGCTGTTCGCAGCACAAACAATAATTGGAAACATTCTCGGAGAAGAAATTCCTGACACTAAATTAGATAGCTTTCAACACGTTTGGTAAGGAGGAGAGAAGATGAGTAAAGAACAATTAGACCTACTGCACTACATGAACAAAGTACATCAATTAGAGCAGTTGTTAGATGCTTCAGAGAAAGAAAATAAACGACTCAAACGCATTCTTGCAGAATTGAGTTTTACAGCTAAAGGGTTTCTTAGTAAATTGGAGAGGATTTAGATGGTATTTAAACCAAACGAATCTTCTGAAGATATTGCTTATGAATATGAAGTCTGCTATGTTGATTTTGACACAGTGTTATTTCGTTCAGCCAAGATGCTTCAAGAAGATTATATTGTTGTAACGAACAAACGTGGTAAAAAGAAAGAGTTTAAAAACGTAACCGCTTTTTATGGCAGAGGTAAAGCTAGAGATGGTGGATGGATTGGAGAACAAAATAAAGAGCGCTTGGAGAAAGGCTTACCACCAATTTCGGCAGATGATTACGTAATTGAAACAGCAGCAAGAGTCAAAGAATCCCCAGACCCAGAGATGACAATAATTGAATATGGTCTGAGTCAGATTGATTACAAAGTTGGGGACATTAAGAAGGCAAGTAAGGCTAAGACCTATGTTCTCGGAATAGGAAGTCTCGAACCTAATTTTCGGTATGAGGTAGCACATATCCTACCCTATAAAGGTGCTAGGAAACCTAAACCAATCTTGTTCCTTGAGTTGCGAGAGGCTTTTATTCAGAAGTACAGAAACAAGGTATTAGTAGCTAAAGATGGCTTAGAAATGGATGACGAAATTAGCATCAAAGGTTGGGAGTCATATAAACATTTCTTAAAAACAGGTAAACATAAATACGTTATCTCCTTTGTTGATAAAGACTTGCGTATGACACCTTGTCCATCATTTAATTATGATAAGGTTGAGGAAGGGATTACTACACCGAGTATAGAGGATTGTGCAAGAGCATTTGCTGCACAAATGCTCAGTGGAGATTTATCAACTGATAATATACAAGGTCTACCTAATCTGAACCCCGATTTTTGCGCTAAGTATGGACTAGCTAAACCACGCGGTGTAGGTAAGGCCACAGCACTTCAAATCTTGGAAGATTGTGAAACACCTAAACAAATGTATGAACGTGTTGTAGAGGCGTATAAGACGTATTACGGAGAAAGTGAGTTTGAGTTTACATCTCACAGAGGTCAAGTTAGTAAACGAAATTGGTTGGATATGTTAAAGGAGAATGCTATGCTTTTGTATATGCTTCGAAACTACAATGAAGCTGGTGTGTATAACATAGTCAACACATTTAATAAATTAGGGGTGAATTATGGGTAGACAACAGTTACCTCCTAAAATAAATATCGGTGAAACATACGGTAGGTGGACAATTACCGATGTTCAACGTTTAGGTAGGTATTATAAGGCAAAATGCTTATGTGTTTGCGGTGAGACTAAGATAGTTAGACAAGACAGCTTACTTAATGGCGACTCCACTTCCTGTGGATGTTTTGCGGCTGAACAAGCGTCGAAGCTCAACAGAACTCACGGATTGTCTTCACACAAACTTTATGATGTTTGGCACTCTATGAACAGAAGATGTTTAAATGAAAATAGAAAAGATTACAAGCATTATGGTGGAAGGGGAATTAAGGTATGCGATGAGTGGGGTTTTACTAACCCAAAAGGGTTTTATAATTTTCTGGAAGACATGGAAGATTCTTTTATCGAAGGGTTAGAAATTGATAGAATAGACAACAATGGTGATTACAACAAAAGTAATTGCAAATGGTCTACCCGATCTGAGCAGGTGGTGAATCGTCGTTTTGCTGAGGGGCAAGTAGGTAAACCACATATTATAAATGACGGTGAGGAAGAATTACATCTGGCCGCTATGGCAGAGAAGTACAATCTTAACCCTTCAATATTGCATGATAGGATAACAAAACTTGGTATGTCTTTGACCGATGCGTTAGTGCTTCCAGTGAAAACTAAGAAATATTTTTTAATTTTCGATGGCGTGGAGTATAACATCAAAGATGTATTTGTGTCACCACCTAACTTTCTTGCTTTGGTAAAGAAGTGTGGAATATCAACCGAAGATTTTATTTACTACTTGTTTGGTAACAATATTTTGGTAGAAGGTATAGTGAACAAAACTAGAATTTCATTTACTAATGTTGATATTGACTTATCAAATTTTACTTTTAAACTACCTCGCGTATATGAGGGTTTTACTAAATATTTTACTAACATTTATCATCACAAGGAGTATCGTAATGTTGAATGATGAGTTTGAGCCGTGGCTTTGGTATCCTGAATTATGGCCCACAAAGAGTAGTTTCTACACCTACTTACGTGGCTCATTACGTAAAGCTGTTTGGAATACATCTCCGATTAAGATAACGTTCAAGAATCTGAATTGCTCACCACCACCTGAAGATTACACAGGCAGAGCTAAGTCTGGTGCTTACTGTGCGTTGTCTGGGGAATGGGAAGGAAAAAGTAAGCTTCAAGTGGATCACATAATTGGTAATGTACCGCTGAATGACGAAGCAGACATTCTTGATTTTATCAAGCACTTAATTCCGCCACCAAACAGTTTGCAGTTAGTCAGCCCAGAAGCGCATAAGGCCAAGAGTTATGCAGAACGACAAGGAATAACATACGACGAGGCAATTCTTGAAAAGACGATCATTGAAATCTGTAAGGCAAAAAAGGATCGTGAATTTCTTCTTGAAAAGGAAATTACCCCCGCTTCAAATGCAGCAAAACGTAAAGAACAAATCAGAGAATATCTGAAGGAGAATAAATGAGTATTTACCAACTAACAACACATGAGTTTACAGAACTCTTAGAGAATGGAACATTATACAAACTGTTCCCTGAGCTACAGGGACGATTATTCAACGTACAGCAATTTGTGGTATTGAAAGCAGAATATGAATTGAATGATGCTTTGTATAATTTCTTATTTGACATTGTAGAATACACAGGCTGTGACCCTGCTGAGTTCTACGATTTGTTTATTGAACACAGAGAAGAACTTCTGAGTATTCTACAACACTCAGACGAACTAAACGTTGAAGGTGTATTAGCTAAATTACGGGAGGATGTGTAAGTGCATATCCCAATTCGACACGTAGAAGATATTGAACTTGCTGTAAAGATTCTTATTGAAGAAGCTGTTGAGAAAGCTACAGATGAATTAGAAGATGAGTATGAAGAAAAGCTCTTAGAGAAAGATGAAGAAATCTTAGAGCTTCGTGGAACTATTCGTAGTTTAGAAAATGAAATTGTTTTATTGCAACGGGAGTTAATGCGCAATGACTAATATTAAACGTAAAGAGTGGCACAGTAAGGTTGACGAGTTATTAGCTACTGGTGTACAATCAGGCAGAACGATTGCTAAGATGTTGGGTCGTGGAAAGTCGCAGGTGAATGAATACATTAGTAGCTTAAAACGCTCTGAGAACGATTCTGAGGCGCTATCTCAGCCGAAAGGTGCTAAGGTGTTGCTTCTTGATATTGAGACTGCACCGCTTCGCTCATACACTTGGGGGCTGTGGCAACAGAACGTAGGTCTTAATCAAATCGAAGGTGAATGGTTTATTCTGTCAGCAGCCGCAAAGTGGTTAGGTTCAGATGAGTCTGAAATTTTCTATAGAGATTTACGTGGTGTGGTCAGTCAAGAAGATGACAGTGTTATTTTGGATATGATGTGGAATCTCATTAATGAAGCTGATGTAGTGATTGGACAGAACTCTAAAAAGTTCGATGCTAAGAAACTAAACGCCCGTTTCATTCTGAAGGGTTATCAGCCACCACGACCATTCAAGCATATTGATACATTACAGATTGCTAAAGCTGTGTTTGGTTTCACTTCTAACAAATTGGAGTGGATGACGGATAAATTGTGCGTCAAATACAAGAAGCAGAAACACAACAAGTTCTCAGGGTTTGAGTTGTGGAAACAGATGCTTAATGATAATATTGAGGCTTGGGAAGAATGCGAGACATATAACAAATATGATGTGTTGTCACTGGAAGAACTTTACATCAAGTTAGCTCCTTGGGATAAGACGCATCCAAACCTGAACCTGTTTGGCGATATTGGTGAGCATGTTTGTCGTTGTGGTAGTAAGTCTGTTGTCGAAGATGGTTTTGCTTTTACGTCTAAGAGTAAGTTTCAGCAGTACCGTTGTTTAGATTGTGGCGCAACTACACGAAGCAGTAAGAACTTGTTCACTAAAGAAGAACGGGATGCTTTGCATCTCAATGTAGTAAGCTAAATAAACCTAAACAAACGCTTGACACGGGAATTGAAGTTGTGTAGAATAATAGCCTGACAACACGTTCCTGTGTCAATAATGAGGAGAGAAATATGAGTGAATTAAAGTTTCCGTTTAAGTTTGCTGTGTCAGGAAACACATACAACGTTGTTATGTTGGGTGATGGGTATCCAGAAGTAACTAACCTACGGACAGGGTGGTCTACTACCGTGTATAGCGAAGATGACATTATTTCCAGAATTAAAGAGGGTATTTGGAAAGTTGTTGATGAAACCGCCGAAGAACAAGACCCAGAAGTAATCATCAAGCAATCAGATGCGTTTGTGCGTATCACTCAAGAGGAATACGATTCACTGATTGACGAAATAAATATGCTTCGTGAGCTTGTTGCTGAGATTACATTAGAAACAGATTACACAGCTTTAGGTCAACAAGCATCTACCTATCGTGCATTGAATGAGAAGATGCTGAAACATCATTCTTATAAAAAAGGTGATGGTGGTTCTACACGAGAAGGTGAACTGTTGGATCAGTTAGACACCTTATTTGCTGCCTATGATAGCTTGGCGGGTAAACAGAAAGAACAACAATTCAGACCAATTTCAGAAATGACTCTTGAAGATTGGCAACAGGCTATGGAAGAAGGTTGGGAATTCTTAGACAATTATGGATATGTTAATACTGTCACTAAGGTTACGGATGAAGTATTTTTCAGTGGTTATTGCTTTGGCTTCAGTGTCGATGGAAAACATAGCGCAGCTCCGAAAAGTTACTTCATCAAAGCTCGTATTAAATAAGGAGAGAATTAGTGAAATTGTCACTAGATACCAAAGACGAATTTGACAACTACGTAAGAGAGTTGTTACTAGAACAATTGAGTGTGCGAATATATAAAGATTCTCGAAACTGCGATGATGTCATAGTTATTCAAGTGATGTTGAATGGTGAAATAATCTCTGAAGATTACACTTATTTATAAAGGAGTGAATTAGTGAACAGTAAACAATTTATCAAAGATGCAATTCGTACAGAGTCGCCGAACTACTTTCCACAGAATCACCGTATTGAACATGCTATTGACGGGTGTGTAACTGAAGCTGGTGAGTTACAAGATGCTTTGAAGAAAGCAAAGTATTATGGCAAAGAATTAGATGTTGTAAACATTAAAGAAGAAGCTGGTGATATTCTTTGGTATCTGGCTATTCTGTTTGATGAGCTAGACACAGACTTTGAAACAGAGATGAATCGGGTGATTAGTAAACTGAAGACACGCTTCCCTGACAAGTTCACGGAAGAAGATGCTTTCACTCGTGACTTAACCGCTGAACGTGAAGTGTTGGAGAGCTTATGATTGAACCAATTATCACTGAATGGTCATTTGAATATGTATCAACAAATCATAGTGTATTTCGTGGAGTGATTAAAGCTGTTAGTATTGCGAATAGAGATACACAAATGTTAAGCTTGCTTTTCAATCGGTATCGGCGTAAGATTGGTTTAGAGAATGTGAAGTTTGTTGAACTAAACAAGGAGTAGTAGTTTGAAGGTAGAACATTTTAAAGATAAGTATGAAGTAAACGCAATCGGTATTACAGTCCCTTTGGTTGATTATATCCCCGATAGTGAAGGCTTAATCAGTTATCAAGCTCGTGTAAGTAATCCAAACAATCAACTAGATTTTGACACAGCAGACAAGCTGTTAGCCTATTGCGCTCGTAATGGTCATTGGTCTGTGTTTGATATGGCTAACTTAGTGTTGGAGATTAAAGCTCCTCGTGATATTAGCCGCCAAGTACTGCGGCATAGCTCAGCTAAGTTTCAAGAGTTTAGCCAGCGGTATGCTGATGTAACAGATGATATGTTCTGTCTGCGAGAGCTGCGTAAACAAGATACAAAGAATCGTCAGAATTCAATCGCTGGTGCATTCAGTCAAGAAGATGAAACCGAGTGGTATGCTGACCAAGAAGAAGTCATCCAACTAATTCAGGCTAAAGTTAAGAAGTGGCGCAGTCGTGATGCTGCAAAAGAATGCACTCGTGTATTTATGCCGGAAGGTCTTACTATGTCAGCTATGTATATGAATGGTACAGTTCGCACATGGATTCATTACACAGGATTACGTTCTGAACGTGGGGTAACGCAAGATGAACATTGTGACATTGCTGACGCAGCTAAAGGATTCTTACTGAAGTATTTCCCTTCACTGAGTAAAGTATTAACGGAGCAACAATAATGGATCTGAAAGATTTACCAAAAATTGATGACAAGTACTTCGATTTTAATTACAATGTAGCATTAGTTGATTTAGCTAACACAGAAGTATGTAAGCAAGGGTATTGCGCTACACAAGACGATAAGCTTATTAAGGCAATGCTTCATTTGTTTGGTGTTGATACTAACCGACCTTATGAGCGTTTAGAGTTAGCTGATGGACAAACCTTTCGTTCTCCTATCACTAACCTTGAACAGACGGGTGGTTATATCTATAGTGGGTATGAGCGCAGTGACGAAGCATGGAAGAAACGTGGTAAAGACAATATGGTGAAGTATCTGTTCGAGTACAATGAAGAATTTTTCAAAGCATTAGGATTGAAGGAGTAATAATGTATTCTGAAGGGTTAGTAGTATTTAGTAAAAACGTATGTCCTAATTGTGTTACTGTGAAGAATAAGCTTAAAGCTCAGGGGAAAGAGTTCACAGAGATTAAGTTAGAAGAAAACCCAGAAGCGTTAGCATTCTTGAAAGAACAAGGGTTTCGTTCTGTTCCTGTAGTGATGCAGGATGGTGTTGTGGTGGTTGTATGATTAGTTCAGTAACTAAGCGTAATGGTGAAGTGGTTCCGTTTGACACAGACAAGTTTAATCGCTGGGCTGAATATGCAACAGAGGTTGGTGGTAATTGGTCAGACATTGCATTTGAGACATATAAAAAGCTGACAGATAAAATCTCTACAGTTGACATTCACCAGACAATGATTGATGTTTGTATTGATAAAGAGAATCTTGAATATAGTCGTGTAGCGAGCCGTTTAGAGTTTGCTACAATTCGTAAGAACATGAAGTATGTCTTTGGTGTCGATGATCGAGATAGCTTGAAAGATATTCTACAAGCGTATGAAGATTTCTCTGTATGGGATAGTGATTACATTCCTCCATACAATCCAGTCTGGGAAGATTGGTATAACGAGATTAAGCAGACACGTTTAGAGTACTGGCAGGTAAAGCAGTTCACGGACAAGTACGCTTGTAAGATTAATGATGTAATAATTGAGACACCTCACTTAGCATACTTCGGTATCTCTGTTGCTTTGTTCGGTGATACACAAAAAGCTTTTAACTTTATGAAAGCGTTGGTGAAGGGTAAGATTAATCTACCTACTCCAGCTTTGAATGGTCTGCGTAATGGCGATTGGGATACAATCAGTTGCTGTGTAATTAGTGCTGGTGACTCTACCGAGTCTATTGGTGTAGCTAATCACATCGCTTATCGGATGACAGCTAAGAAAGCAGGTATTGGTATTGAGTACACATTACGTACTAAACATTCTCCGGTGAAAGGTGGTCGTGTAGCTCACTTAGGGTTGAGTCCTATTTACAAAGCATTGAACGGGGAAGTGAAAGCACTAACACAAATCACTCGTGGTGGTAACGCTACAGTGACTGTGCAGTGTATCAATCCAGAAGTGATGGATGTGTTTAACTGGAAATCTCAGCTAACAGATTTTGAAACACGTATTGACAAGCTGGATTATTCGTTTGCTTTCAATGACGCATTCTTCAATGCTGTAGTGACTGATACAGACTGGTATATGTTTAGTCTGTCTGATGCACCGAAGCTGTATGATTTGTTCTATACGGCAGATATGGATACCTACAACAAAGCTGTAGAGAAGTTGCTGAAGGTTGATACGAAGCACAAGAAAGTTAAAGCTCGTGAGATGTTAAAAGCTTTCCTTACAATCAGACAAGAGACAGGACGTTTCTATGCAATCAATGTGAGCAGGGCAAATAAACATACTCCGTTCTTGGATACAATTAGACAAAGTAATCTGTGTTAATCTTGGCACAGAATAAACCCTTTGAAAACGGTGAACATCTCTTTGAGACAATACCGTGGGAAGATCGGTTGAATGTTCCCTCCGCTTGACGGAGTTCTACTGGATACCGATAACCCGTAACGACTATCGAAACACTGTGAACGTGACAGAATGGAGTAGAGTAGCTACAAGCGTAGCGAAGCGGAGGGGTAGGTTACGTGAAAGAACCTACATGATATAGTCTGAGCTATATGGCAACATATAGATGCGGGTAAAGCCGCTGGTAGAGATTAGCGAACTCTGCTGAACACAACTGATGGAAATACAATTACCGACAAAAGGCTACAAAGGTATGAAAGAGCTTTATTCGTCCAAAGCTACAGGTGAAACAGCTTTCTGTTCTTTATCTGGAATCAACGTAGCTGCTGTGACGGATGATGAATACGAGCACATAGCCGATTTGACATTGGAAGCTATCGACATTATGATTGAGAGCGCACCAATGATGACAGATTCAATGAAAGCTGATATTATGTCTCGCCGTTCCGTTGGTGTGGGTATGTTGGGATTGGCTGTTGACTTATACAACAATAAACTTGACTATGATGGGTCTGTAGAGTCTTTAGAGCGCGTTAGATATTTAGCTGAACGTCACTACTACTATCTGCTAAAAGCCTCTCAAAAGCTCTCTGAGGCTTCTGGATTCGCTGTGGAAGGTATTGATGCGAAATGGCTACCTATTGACACAGCAATAAAGAAAGACTGTAAGTTCGACTGGGAAGTATTGCGAGGTAAGCCACGGAAACATTCTGTTCTTGTTGCTCACATGCCTACCGAGAGCAGCAGTCTTTTGAGCGGTGTACCTAACTCCGTGTACAGTCCTAGAGAGAAGATTGTGTATAAGAAGTGCCGTAAGGGTGTGGTTCAGTTTATTTGTAAAGAGTTCATTGAAGGTAAACATTTAACTGCATGGGATATTGACAATAATGTGATGTCGAAGTATTATTCTGAAATACAAGATTTCACTGACCAAGCCACTAGCTGTGATATGTTCCGTGCTCCTGAGAACTATCCCGATGGTAAGGTGCCTATGTCTGTTCTGATGAAGGAGTTCGTCACTCACTTCAAGCTAGGCAACAAGACTTGGTATTACGTCAACACCAAACCTAAACGAGCTACTACGTTACACAACACAGTAGAAGCTGAAGATGGTTGCGAATCTTGTAAGTTATAATTTTAAGGGAGCGTAATGCTCCCTTTTTCATTTCTGGAGGAAATATGTTAGAAGTATTCAACGTAAATAATAAAGGTTATGTCACAGGTAAGTACCCATTGTTCTTAGGCGAGAAGTTAGGCTTGTATGATTCAGTGAATGTAGCTTATCCCGACATTGAAGAACTTTACCAACAGCAGTTTGGTCAGCGCTGGAGTGAGTTTGAATATGACCTCACACAAGACAAAATGGATATGCTCACTCTACCTAAAGAAACAACAGATTTGATGGTTGAGACAATCATGTGGCAATACACAGCAGATAGCATTGCGGCTAAGTCGTTGGCTGAACTACTACTACCCTATGTCACAAACAGTGAGCTTGAAGCTATGGTGACTATTCAGAGTTTTTTTGAGATTATTCACAGTAGAACGTATGCTCATATCGTTAAGCAGACAATCCCTAACGCTAAGGATTTGTTGGAGAAGACATATAGTAATGTAGAAGTGATTAAGCGCTCTAAAGTGATCGGAGAAGCTTTTGGTGCGTTGTACAGATTGAAAGAAGACAGTCCACGTAAAGACAAGATTCGTGCATTACTTCGAGTGATGTTTGCTTTAATGGCTTTTGAGGGAGTTAGTTTCATGTCATCGTTTGCTGTGACATTCGCCATTGCGGAGACAGGAGTGTTTCAAGGTATTGCCGGTTTGGTGGGATTGATCTGTTTTGATGAGTTGCTTCACGCCAAGATGGACTATACTGTGCTGAAGAATTTGTTGAAAGACCCTGAATGGTATGCTGAGTTCTTAATCATTAAGCCTGAAATCAACGCTATTATTAACGCCGTAGTTGAGCAGGAACATAAATGGACAGAGCATTTATTTAGCGATGGTCGTAGAGTGGTAGGGTTGAGTCCTGTATTACTTCGGGAGTTTGTAATGTACATGGCAACTCCGTTGTATAAGAGCTTCGACCTTGTTGCAGAACAACCATTTATCGAAAAGAACCCCCTACCGTACATGAATAAGTATCTAAAGTCTGGTGTGATTCAAGTGGCTGCTCAAGAAGTACAGTTAAGTGATTACAACGTGGGTAACATTGTTGATGATACAGATAATTTAGATTTGAACTTTGATGTCTGATAGAATTATCAGAACCTAGCCCCGCTCATGCGGGGCTTTTTATTGCCTAAAATAAATGTTGACATTAAATGTGCTTGTGTGTATTCTTATCTCAACAAATATAGGAGATACCTGATGAAACTTTATGAAATACATTTCACTAAACACACCATTGTAGATGATAACATCATTACTACAACTGGAGAATACCAAATTACTGCATTCGATGAGATCGATGCTGCGTTCTTCTTTGGTCAGATGTTACATGAAGACGAGAAGTACGAGATTCATATTAAACATATTAGACAAGTTTAAGGAGAGAATTATGACTGATTTTACTGTGCTAGATATTGTTAAATATTTAGTTCTTTGCGGTTGTGATGTCGAAATCAAAGCTGTTAATGGAACCGTAGTGTTCGATTTAGCTACACGAACAGAATACCCTATGTACATAGCTACTGAGTTGGTGGATGGTAGGGTAAACTACAGCCCTTATGGTGATGCAGACATGTGGGCAAGCATCAACATGTCTGAATGTACTTCTCTAGAAGAATGTGTTAAAGAATTCACAAAGGAGATTAGATACCAATGTATGACAAGCACTAAACATGAAGTATCTAGTTTCTGGTTAAAGTTAATGCTTCAGCACGGTTATGCCGTAGAAGAACAACGAGTAATAACTAACGTTCGTTTTGTTTAATTGAGGAGAACATCATGACTAAGCAACAGATCCTAGCACAAGCTTGGGACTTATACCACGAACATAGTCAGCTTATTACATTAGGTGCTTGTATTCGTACTGTGTGCAGTCAGATGGCTACGAAAGAACATAAACGTTTAAGCACTCTTGACGGTAATCCAGCTTTGTGTTATTTTGATGAACATTACAATGACAAATATGAACAACAATATTTACTGGAGGGGATTTAAATGAGCGAGAAAGATTGGTGTGTAGTTGGGGCTGTGGTTAGGCATATATCAGGGTGTTTTGTGTTTATAGAAAAAATAACAACAGATAATGGTGTTTACACCGCAGGGGGAAGATACTATTGTCGTACAGACTTAACACCATTGAACAATGGTTTGAATGGCTATCGTTATGGCATCGAATATCTGACTAATGGCAAGAAGCCTGATTTACCCGACAATGTAAAAATTAGATGGACGGATTCGCAAGATTCCGCTGAAACAAGAGTATATATGTTAAACTGGAACGGTATTCTCTCATTCAAAATCATTGACACTGAATACAAACCTCATGATGAGTCAGTTACCAAGGAATCCTTGACTGATGATTGGTATGACTATGACAACCATAAGATGTTGAGAAACCCGAAAGAAGGTTGTGTATGTGAGGTATTGTACCAAGAAGATTGGTTAGTAGCAGAAGTAGTAAAAAGTAAACATCCGTTATCTGGATCGTTTGCTGTGTTTTATGAAAAACAATTAGCTGATGGTCGTAACTTATTCTGGAGTGGTGAAGCTAGACCTTTAGACTGGAATCGCAAAGCCGAAGCAGAGCGGAAATTAAGAAACAGAACAATCAATGGAGCTATTGATGTATTTGCATCAGCACTTGGTGATGCGGAAGGTATAGCAAAACTATATGACTTAGGATTCCTACGCATGCCGGAGGATAAATAACATGTTTATCCCTATTGTAATCTTAGCCCTGATGTTATACACTGTTCCATCTGAAGCAGCACAGAAAGATGTTGTTGTAAAAGGTAAACCAGTTAAGACAGTTGTGATGAAGGATAGAGCTGGAAGGAAGAAGGTTTGTCAGATTGTTGTTGACAAGAAGTCTAAACAGAAGGTTACTGTCTGTAAATAACACAAATGAAAAAGCCCGCATTTAGCGGGCTTTGTTTTAACGATAAATTGTACGTAAGAACCCATGTCTGTAATACTGAACTTGGTCAATATCTTTAGTCATCAAGTATTCAGTAAGTTCTCTCCAGCACTTGATTGTGAATGTACCAGAGAGTCCTTGAATGAATGCGGTTCTTCCGAAATATGAGATTGTTACTGCTGAGACAAAGAAATGCTCGTCACGGCGTTCCTGTGTTCTATAAATCTCTACGATAGATTCTGCTGACATAACAATCTCCTGTTAGATTAGCAGCCGTCTTCTGACAATCTGAAGGCTAATTCTTCGTCCAGAATACGACCACCAGCAGTGGTGTACTGTATTCTCAGTTGACTTACTGTACCAGCCGTACCACCACTCACCCACAAAAGAATTGTACGTTTTGCAGGATATTCATTACCTTGTGTGTCAGTGGTTGGTTGATTCGGTACAACACAACTCTCCACAACAATGGTTGCTGATGGGTCAAGGAAATACTGCACACCGGTGATGTCTTCGTCTACATCCCGAACGAATAGGTAATCCAGTTTTTCGTGAACATCTTTGTTGATGTACAGCATAAAAACTCCTTGTTAGATTTCGAATAAACCATCTGGAGTGTTTACTCGGAACAGCGAGTTAGTAGATGAGCCAGATAAACCTGCGCCTACGTTTAAATCTACGTAACCAATTAGTTGGTCAGTGCCAGTCAAAGCACCACCAGCGCGTTTCACCCAGTAGAGATATTTAGCGGTAATAGTGACAGGATCACCAAAGCTAACGTTATCACAATCCCACAAGATTTTATCTGCTGTACGTACACAAGTCTTGCCTGTAACAACAGCAGGGGCGTAGTTGGCATCAGCAGTGATGTTAGCAGAGATGTCAGCGTATGTGCTATGAGTCAATGCTGGAGTATGTGCTTGAGTGACCAATACACCAACGATGGTGTCAGATACCCAGTTAATTTGATTGGCATTATCAGTCGTTAAAGCTTCTTTGCCGGTGTTCAGTAAAGTAAATGCGCCTACGGCCATGTTGTCTTCCTTTATTTTATGTAAAATGTTTTGTTTTTAGATCCACCAACGAAATATATCCGTGCAGTGTCTATTGGGTAAAAAACTGATTGAGACATTTCTAATGTCTTATAACCAAACGTGTATGTGTTTTTAACTACGTCTAAATCCAAACCAGTAGATAATGTCGGTTGTTTACTCAGTAATGTGATATTACGTTTGACAACGCTACCTTCAAATGGTAAATTAGTGCCGGTCTCAAGCGCTAAAGTCTTCAGCTCAACATTCAAAGGCAGTTTAACTACATCACCTTCGAAGCTCACAGAGACACCTGATGATAAAGTTAACGATTTGAATGTAATCGGCACAGATGTCTTTAATAAAGACCCTTCAAAACTTATAGCGCTTCCAGACGACAGGGTTAACTGCTTACCTACCAAGGACAGTGATGTAAGCCCGCAATCACTTGAATAACCTCCAGAGAACGTTTGGTTCTTACTCTGTAATGTAACGGTTGTCTTGGTTACACTACCACTAAAACCTACAGAAGTGCCAGAGTCTAAGGTTAATTGCTTACCGACATATGTGTATGAAGTCTTAGCTGCATTACCTGAATAGCCAGCATTGAGTGTCAAGTTCTCATACGTTGTGGTGATGTCGGTTTTAGTTAAAGTTTCATCGAAACCGTGGTCATAAAAACTTGAAATCAAACCATTGAATACGGCTGTAGCAGCTAACTGTGTTTCAGTGTCTGTTTCATAATGTATCTTTTGATACAGAGGCCAAATCTGCACTTCATTTGGTGCGGTATTAGCACTTGTCTCAGCTATATCCGAAATCCACTGACGTACATTGGCATAGCTTGTAAGATTCTCCCCTGAAGGGGCTACCAACAAACTGTTCGCACCGGTTAATGTTTTCAGTTGGTCGATTACAGTGTTATATCTAGATTTAAAATCAGCTTCCGCTGTTTCTAATACTGAATCACCTTCACCTATCCAACTGGATACTACTTCAACGTGTCCCGTAGCTGCTTCTGCATTATAGAATGTCAGCATTCGGTTATTTAGCGCTTGACTAGGTTGCCATTGAGCTAACGATGTACCGCCCGCAGCAACGCCGATAAACAATACTGGACAATTAAGTGCTGCTGTGAGGTTAGTTGCCAGTAGTGGGAATATAGAACCGTTAACTGTATATGTATCAAATGGGTCAGCAGTGGCTGTTACTTGAGTATTAGTTTCTATGGTGCGTTTACGCCACCAACCTACTGGTCCAGTGTATGTCTGAGGATTGTTAGCTCTACCTGAGTAGTTTGATTGGCCCCAGAATAAGAATTTAGCACCAACTGCAACATTAGCATGACTATCTGTAGCAGTCACGAAGTTTGATACACGTACTTCTACAGCACCGACACCACAGGCTTGGTTGGTTAGCGTACCACTGAACGTTGTTGTAGGGGCTGCATCAACTACTTGCCAAGCACCACCATTAAATCTTGCTTCGATTGTTGCACCAACACCTAAGCTAGTGCAAGTACCCGATACGGCAATGTTACCTTTATTGGTTGCTTTATCACGAGCTAAAAATACGTCTGTTGCTGGAGTAACTAAAAGAATGGTAGGGTTTGATGATGTTACAATACCACGGTCATTACCAGAAGGACCAGTACCATCCAGCACGCCACCAGTTGCAGCCGTGAAGACATCACCAGCGTAGTTAGTGAACGCCGCTGAGGTAACACCAGTTAATGCACCAGTACCAGATGCACTAGTATCTCCTGATGCCATGAAACTAACTGTAGCTGCTGTGGTTGCGCCAAAGAAGTCCACCACACTGTTGCCGTAGGCGACCACGTTTTCGATCACGGTGCCCGCGACGTCTTTGCGCATCCCGCAATATGACGCAGTGGTGCCGGCTTCAATGTTACACCCAGCGATCACCACGTTGCGTGCTGTCACACCTGCAAAAGCCGCTTGAATGCCCGCCCGATACGCACCCTCAACAACCGTATTTTCAACCAGTAGTGTGCCACCAGATACAGAATTTTGGCAACCATGCCTGCCGCCGCGCAACCAACAACCACGAATTGTTACATTCGCTACAGCACTGCCGGTATTAATCAGCGATGTTGTTGGGTTAGTGCTTGTACCACGTACTTCAATGTTTTCGATAGTTAATTTTGCTGAACCAGTACTCGGTATGTTGATACCGCCACCGGCAGAGATGATAGCGTGGGCTTTTGTGGGGTCTGTAGGATCAAACTCTAATCCTGCTGCTGCACGGATCACAACCTCCATCGCATAGTTGCCTGTGGTAGCTAACCCTGTACTCAGACCTCCGGTTGTGGTAATAATCTCACCGATGTACCTATCTCCCGCACCACCAGTTCTAGCAGCAAACCAAGTTTGATAGTTTGCGAAATCAGCACCAGATCCAGCAGCACCAATCGTCTTAATTACATCAGCCATTATTTGTCCTCAATACTCTCCGTTGTGACCATCCTTAAATATGCGCCTACCGTAGCGATGATAACAAATACGATACCGTAATGCTCTCCAAGAACATCATAAAACAGATGTAAGTTATATTCTAGGATGCCGATGAATGCTAAGAGCATATTAAACAGCATCGTCTTACTCTTTTTGAGCTTAGTAAGAAAGCTTTTAGTGAATACTTTACCCATGAGAGGATTCCTATTTGAATAGCGATATAACGCTCTAGGAAGCGCTACAGTAGATTATCTCGTGAAGGGAATACGAATGTGTAGGGAATTAATATAATTGATTGTAGAGCGTTACAGAGCGTATTACGGAATCTCTCCGTTAGTGAGATAATAGCGAATGATTTCCCCACGTTCCATTTGCTCTACATGACGCTTAGCTCTGTTAGGAGTTTGCTTAGCCCATTTACTATTTAACATCTCTTTAGCCGCCAAGCCAAAGTCTCCATTGCTTAGAGCCATCCACATCTTTTGAAATTGAGATACGCCAGTAAGACCAAGCTGATATGCCATAGAAATAAGGATCGCTTGTCTAGCTTGATTGCATTTATTCCAAGCAACACTATAACGTGACATTAATGCGTAGGATAACTCACGAATCTTTTCTTTGACGAAGATAATCTCTTTTTCTTTTGTTGTTACTTCGTTTGTTAAAGGTGCATTCTTCTTGTCTGAAACCTTACGTCCGTACCCTGTAGTCACGTAGTGTTCCGAGCAGTAATATTGACGGCTTGACCAGCCTTCTTCAATAGTGATTACGTTCTCTGCTGTCTTCGACATGGTAATTTCCACTCACTCTTATATGTGAGAGCCAGCAGGTATAGCTGCATCATCACGATTTGTATTGTATGTAGGTAGTGGTATATAGGAGATTTGTATTCATGTAGAAATTCAAAAAGAAACACAGAAGAATACATCAAACAAATAATACCAGCCCACCTGAAATCTGTACGATTAAACTTGAAACAAATAACAGCCAGAATTACATTCAAGACAATGTGCCTAAAATAATAAAACTGGCTGTCTGATAACCAGAACAAATACTCAGAGAAAAACATACAACCACTAATTAATATCATTAACTTAATGTCTTCATCCTTACTTAAAAGTAAGATAATGCACATAAATAATAAAGTAATTAGTGTCATTGTTTCTCCTTAGTCTTGTTTTGGCGGATCTTCTTTCTCTGGTGGTGGCTCTTCACCCGGCTGAAAACTATATTTATATTCAATCATAATCCGTTCCTTTTCGTGTGTCAAATTATTTAGATTGGTTTCTTTCTTTCTGTAGAGCTGTCTGAACCGCCATCTCTTTCTGAATCTCTAAGACGGCGGTGAGGACGTGTTTTAAGTCTACTTTCAATTCCTTCTGTTCAGCTCGGATTGGTTCGATAATTTCTTGTACCATTTTCTTAGCTTCTTCAGAGGTAATGAATTCTTTATGTGCTGTTTCCAGTTTGCTGATTTTAGCATCCTGTTTGTTCCATAACCATCCACCCACGGCTATGAGACCGGCCCATCCCCATTGTCCAAACTTTACCATAAACACTTCAAAACTCACCTTTAACTCCTTTAAATAATGTTTTGCCCCTATATAACCAAATCCCTTCAGGAGTGGCTTTGTAGCATTTATCTAATCGAATACCCAAACATTCAGCAATGTATTCAGCACACTGATACCGCTTATCAACAGAGAGGTTGAGTCGGAAAGCTAAACCGAATACACCAAAGTAATCATAGCCACAACCTAGCAGTGATTTAGCTGTTGTGTACACTTCGTTAGCGTCAGTAACATCTACTTCAATGATTTCCCAATCACCTCTGTAGCGTTGCTTGAATTCAATCAGAGGAGTCTTAACAACCCCTTTGAATGCTGCTGACTCATATACATAATCACCAGCTACTAAACCAATATGGCTCCAGCGACTATCTGTTACAGCTTTGATTGCATAACTGAATGGGTTCTTACCTTTACCAACAATCAACCTAACCGTTTGCATATTTTATCCCTGATGAAAGACTTCAAACGTGTCAGGACGAAAAGACAGTTTGTAACGGACGTGCCAGAACAGTTTACCGATAACGTCTGTTGGGATCTCTGGTAATGTACCACCAGTCATTTTCTTTAATGTAGGTGCTGCTTCTTTACCAAAAGCATCAAACATCCCTTTAAAATCACCTTTGTATTTTTCAACAATCAGGCGTTGTGCATCTGACCACACATACACCAATTCCCAATCTTGATAAGTTTCTGTAGCCCCACCTGCTGACTTCTGTTTGGTCATATAGATATGCCATTCATCATCCGTATCTGCGTTGATACCGACTGCACATTTATATCCACCGCTTACAAAATTAAAATCTGCGCCGTCGGGTTTGTAGCCTTTCATAAAGCACCTCTATAAATTTCTGTTTCTAATATTGGAGAGTTTAGTATTTGGTTTACACGTTCTTCTGTAAGGACTTCGATGCTTTTTAAATAGAGAAGTCCCTGCTTAAACTCATTACGTTTCAAGTCTACATAGAAGCCGGAATCCAATATGTCGTAGAAGTCAAACACCGCAGGGTTGGTGGAGGTCAACAGGCGAATAGTGGTCCTTTCTTCTGGAGTAAATCGAAGTTTCGCTGCCTGAATAGTAATCCTATGATGTTTCTCTGGTTCAGCAGGCTCTCCGTCAGTGAATATAGCGTGAGTGCCATTATCAAATATTTTCTTCATTTTATTGGCCTGACATGGTACTGGAGCGTTACTGTATTTACTGTAGTAGTTTGTATTTGTAAACTAAAAGAAGAATTGCACATAATTTCTTCAGAAATTGACATTCCTTGTCCTGCTGATATTGTAGCGGGCGACAATAAATACAAAGGGTCAATTCCTCCAGACGAGAATGTAGTATTCCAAATTTCTTCAGAATCAATGACACAACGTATTATAATATTCTCGGCAGCGGTTAATCCAGAAATAGATAATTGTTTTATAGAGAACTTACCGCTCAAAGACAACAGTGTACGAAGTCCTGTACTAGCGTTGTTGATAACCACTTGCTTAGTACCCAAGCTCCCTATCTGAGATGGAAAATTCAGATCTGGGGCAAGGCGAGGAAGACCTCCGCCACCTGACGCTGCTTTTAAACTAATAGGCATTTATACCTCCCACTCCGTACCATTCCATACAAAAATAATCTCAGCTTCAATATCAAACAAAACACTAGAATCTGTCCCCAGACTTGTCTTGATTAATACTGTACTGCCGAAACGCTGAATTGTAGGAACAACACCTATTTTCTTTGTAAATGTTACCTTGTCACCAACAGATAATGTTGATGTATTTGGTAACGTAATTGTTGAAGCTGTTGTAACATGATATGTCCAACTAGCCACAGTATTTGAGTTAGCGGATAATACTTTATATTTATCTCTAACTAATGAAGCCTTACCTTGACCAGCCATTAGAAATTACACTCCCATACAGTTCCTGTCCATGTGAATACAAAACGGGAATTTGTGTCTAATACAAAAGAGTCATAATCCGCTGCGTCAGCAGCACTATTACCAACTCTAATTTGTTCAGTAGCAATATTATTACATTGGACTGTTACTACATTACCTGAAGCTTTATATACTTCTACTTTACTGCCAGCAGCTAAGCCGGAGATAGAAGGTAATGTTTGTGTAGTGTTGCCAGTAACAATATTATTCTCACCGACAATCAATGCACCTGAAGTAGACAATACTTTAGCAAGACTAAACATCTGCTGAACTGTTCTACCGCCAGTTGTGTCAATAGATGACGCTGGGTGAGCGTTAGGATCTGACCTAAAGGTCAGTCCTCTGTGGTCAAAAGCAGGGGCATCAGAATTGATTACAGTTGTCATTGCGGTGTTATCAAGTTTTACCCTGATAGTACCAACATAAGTGAAACCATATTCTGTTGTCGGTGTTTGAATTACTTGGT